TACAACGAGGCGGCTACCGATCCAGCAGAGTGCGAGGAGGTTGTGTTTGGATGCACTGACCCTACCATGTTCAACTACAATGAGCTGGCTAACACAGAGAACAATAGCTGCATCCCGTTTATCTATGGTTGCACGATCCCCGAGGCGCTGAACTACGACCCTATGGCCAACACCAACAATGGAAGCTGTGAGTTGCCTATGCCTGGGTGTATGGACCCTGACGCTGCCAATTACAACGTGTATGCTAACGTACCCAACAACGAAGAGTGTCTGTACGACGCTGGATGCATCACTGGCCCAGGTGAGCCATACTGGGCCAACGACTACTGCTACTCGTGGGTGATCGAGGTTGACCCTTACTGCTGCGAGGTCGGCTGGGATGCGGTGTGCATCAACCAGTACGAATACTGTGCAGGGCAGGTGTCGTCCATCACCTCGGATGTCGGACAGATGACGTACTTCTTCCCTAATCCTACGCAAAACATCATCAATGTGGAGGCGCCTACAGGAACAGTGATTACGATCTACGACGCATCAGGCAGGAGGGTAGTTGAGACACAAGACACTCGAATCAACCTCCCATCTCCAGGGGTGTATGTGATCATGGCAAACTACCAAGGTCGCATTACAAAAGAAAGAATCGTAAGACAATGAGGTACATCACAACCATTTTGTTGATTGGCTTTTCGATCACTGCGTCGGGCCAGTCTCTGAAGAAAGCTCTGAAGTTTTCGACCTTCTACACAGCGTTTAGTGGTGGAAACTCTCTGTCCGACAGGGAGGTCTTTTCTGTAGGCAACGGCCTGCAAACCGACATTGTAGAGACACCTTTCGATTACTCTTTGACAGCGGGCATCAGAAAGATTGCCCGCTTTGGATATGAGAACAGGGCGAACACCTTTTACAACGGAACAGAAAAGTCATACGGTGATGCCGCTACTATCGGCAAGGTGAGTGGCTTTGAGTTTCTATTTGAAGGCGACTACAGAAGACAACAGGGCGTCAACTATCTCGATCAGGATTACTTCCTGAGATACGTCGCCGACAAGTGGATTTCTAAAGTAGAGTTTTTGCAAGACGGGTTTGCTGACGTCCGATACTTCGAGGCATCTGAAAGGTTTCGTGCCAAGCTTGGTAAGCTGTCGCTCAACGCAGGTATTATGCAAAGATTGTCTGAGCCCTACGGATACGACCCACTTGATGAGTGGGTCTTGGACAACAATCAGTTGCACTTCACCTCACTCGCTATACAAGAAGGGTACAATATAGATGTCAACACTGGACAGTTCTTCAATCCAGATGGGGAAGTCGTCGCAAACAGCTACGACGTTTGGGAGGAGGTTGTCATCCCCGAGGTCTTGAAGGACTACGTAGATAAAAAGAGGAGCGACCTGAGGAATCAGTGGGTCCATTCAATCGTGTTGGGTTTCGACTACTATCACTTCACAAAAGACTTCTGGGTACACACTTGGGGCAACTTCATTCCATATCATCTTGACACCGACGGGGAATACTCTTACCACCGTTTCGTCAACAGTGGGCAGTGGCTTGATTATTCTGGCGGCCTTATATTTGGTAAAAGATTCAATAAGAGTTTTGGTGTCTTTGCAGAGGGTAAATATCACAAGTATTGGGACAGGTCATGGCATGACTTCTCTGTTGGCATCAACTATGTAATCATTTGACATGGCACAGCAGATAGGGGAAGACACTAAAGTAACGCTAGACCTCAAAACCATAGGTATGGCAGCCGCAGGCATCGGGACTATTGTGGCTATGTGGTTCGCTTTACAGGCAGATATTGCTGAGGCCAAAGAGCTGCCCGTTGCGCCCGCCCCTGTGATCACAAGGATGGAGTTTGATATGAAAGACCAACTGGTTCGTCAAACAATCATGACTACGCAAGATGATGTCACCGAGATTAAAGAAGACATCAAGCGTATTGAAGAAAAGATAGATCAACTAAGATGACAAATGAAAATCCTATCAATCCTGTTTGCATCCTCTGCGCTATTGTTGGCGGCCACCTCTGTGGCAGATGTAGCGGATGACAAAATATGTGACATCGGTATCTGTGTAGTAGAGTTCAACGCATCTTTCAATTCCCAAAACAGCGTGGAATGGATAGAAAAACTGAACGATTGCGAAACAAGCCGTGTGGACATTGTAACTGCTCCTGCTCTTCAGCAGGAGCACAAGATTGTTGTGGTGCCAACCATTGTTGTGTTCAACGAGGGGGAAGAGGTCAAAAGATTTCAGGCCAACATCATGATGACAATGGAGGCAAGCAGGGATGAGGTGCAAGAAGCCATCGACGATATCTTAATGAGTGACTTTTAACACAAGACTATGAGTGAAAAGAAAATCAAAGACACCAAGCTAGGATCTTGGTTGAAAGACAAAGCTCCCAATGTTTTGTCTGTGGTAGGTGACCTGCTCCCCGATAGCGGTGGGTTGGGTGTTGTCAAGAACTTGATTGAGAAAGATCCTGAAGTCGATACGGCTGCGGGCATAGCTGCGGTAGATGCAGAAATCGCTTTTCAAAACAATGTAACAGAGAGATGGAAGGCAGACATGGGCAGCGATGTAAAGCTGGCCAAGCTTATCCGTCCCGTCACCTTGATTGCTTTGATGAGCATGTTCATGGTGACTATGGTTGTTGATAGCATGGACAACGTAGCGTTCAATGTGAAAGACGCTTACGTTGACCTTCTTCAGATCTTGATGCTCACAGCTTTTGGTGCATACTTCGCAGGTCGCACCATCGAAAAGGCCAAGAAGTAATCAGCGAATTGCAATCATGTAGCCCTTGTAGCAGGGCACGATCACGCAATCTTGATTTGTAACCGTCGTGTGGGTTGTCCAATAGTTCATGCTAGGACAAACTTAACGTAGGACAGGGGTATCTTGAAAAACCTCTCCCCCTTTGCCATCATTTTGTTTGACACCTCATGCGTGGGTAGGTGCTTGATGTCTTGACTCCAAAAGCATGCGGCCCGTGAAAGGTCTTGGCTCCAGATAAAAAACAAGGTCTGCTTGTCAAAGAACTTCTCTTTGCGGGCAGGCAATTGCACATCAGAGTAGGGGAAACCTGGTGTTTGCCACACCGTCTTGACCTCACACTCCACGAAGAAAGGTTGATTGAGCTTAGACAAAAAGCTAGGCTCAGCAATCAAGTCTTGTGCGTAGGGATCGGGATTTTCCGTCACGATGTAGCCCTGTTTCTCCATGCATGCGATCGTAGCCCTTCGTGCTTTATTGTCGTATTCATGATGAAGAAGTTTGTCGAAGGGCTTGTTTGGTGCCATCGTGTAGGTGTTTTTTGATGATGTCGATCGTAGCGTCTACTTGTTTTCTGTTCTTAGGGATGAAGAGCATGTAGTCATCCATGTTGTTTTCCACGAGGTATTTCAGAAACAACTTCCATCGCAAAGGAAAAGTGTGTTGGCCGTGGACATAGCCCTTGGTTTCTATGATGAACTTGTGCTTGTGGGAGACAAAGTCCGGAGTGTACTTGATGCCGATCACAGCTTTGTTTGTGTTGTTACGCATGACGTCCCTGCCCTTGGTCATCTTATGATACACCCCAGGGTATCGAAAGCCATCGACCAGATAGAAGACCTCTTCCTCGTATGCAAAGTCCCACCCGGTGTCCTTGAGCCTGTCGTAGCAGTATGCTTCCAAGGCGCTCTTCAGAGACTTACCTGCCCTCCTGTGTCCTTTTGCTTTGGGTCTCTTGCGTGGCTTTCGTTTCATGCTGTCAGATCGCTCTCATTTGTTTGTCCACATCCGTGGCTTGTATGTGATTGAAGAGTCTACCAAAGGGCCCAACCATCTCAAAGCATGTGCCATCCATTGACATCTTAAAGATGTACGGTGTATCGAATGGCGTGGGCTCCCCGCCCGTCTCTTGATTGCGAACCTTGCGCACATGGAACTCAATCTCTCTGCGCTTGTCGATGCTGGGGTGGTGTATCTTCCTATGCAAAGTAAGAAAGCAATCAGCACGATTGACCCACTTACCACCATGTTCCGTGTCTTCTGCACCAGGAGCTACAGGAAGGCCGTCGTCGCCCTTGGCTCTGATGGCCGAGGTGACAGAGTGGGCGTTGACCCACACCGCTACTTTCATGCGGTTGCTGAAGGTCAAAAATTCACTAGCCGCTTCATAGTGGTACTCATGGACACCACCCATTGAAAGGGTGGTGATCTTCAAGGAGTTGTATGGATCGATCAACAGTCCATCGATCGGATGCTTGCGTGACACCTTCTCACAGTATAGCAGCACATCTTCATAGCTCAAGACCTTGCTGTTGTCGATAAGCACGAAGTGTCTTTTGACCCACTTCATCATCGTGGCTATCTCATTCTTGCTCAGGTCCTGAATCGTTTTTCCCGTGGCAAACTGTATGAGTCGCATCTTGATAAGGGCCGTGTTGTTTTCGCTGCTGTATATGACCCATCGCCAATCGTGGTTGATAGCTGACGATACTATCATGTACAACATGAAGGTTGTCTTACCTATGCTGCTGTGCCCGGAGATCATGGTGAACTCCTTTTTGAACCTGTAGTTCCTGTCCAGGATAACGTTGCCTGTAGATAGCCCTGTCTCGAAGTCGCCCGATCTGAACTTGATGATCCAATCTAAATCTTCAGTATCATCACTCATGAATGACATGTCCCCGTCGGTGAGCATCATCTCACGCCGCATAGCTTGCTCGGCCTCTATGGTCTCAGCCAACGGTGACAGCTTGCCTTGCCGTATGCCATCAGCTATAGTGTTGCGTGCCGTCTCCATGCTGTCCACATTGCGCTTGGCTATTTCTTTTTCCAAGACACGGACAGCCTCCGACTCCTCAACACGTCGTGCTGCTATGAAGCCCCCCAACAAAATGCTGGCCTTGAGCAAGGCTTCATGCTTCCCACCATCCGGCGCTTTTCGTATGATGCAAGCCGCCAGGTAAAGCTTGCTGTAGTCCGTGTCGTCAGATGTCGGGGTGTCGTTGTTTACGGCATGTTCTATGGTCTTGGTAAAGACCTTGCCCTCCTCTTTGATGTGGATGTCGGGGTCGTAACTTTCGTAGCATCCTCGTGACTCGTTGATGCCGCTTTGGTCAACCAACAGGCCGTGCGTCTCAGAGAAGTGATTGCACATGGCCCTGAAGTGTGCCCTGTGCTTGGTGGGGTCGTCTATTTTGACGAGAGCCTTGAGACCATCACCCGATGGGCTCACCCAGCACGCCTTGACGTAATCGTCATCGCTAAGTGACTGCTTGGCCACAGGCACGTCGATGTGATCGAAGTCCAGGACTATGTATCCGCTGTGTTTGCGTAGGCTGTCATCCTTGCGGTTGTCAAAGACACCGCTGAACAAGATGAGAGGCAAGTCTTTCTTTTTTTTCTTGTTGCCCTCTCGTATGGCTTGTATGGTTTCTGCTTGCTTGCCAGTCTTGATGCGATGGAAGGCAAGGTCGAGATCAATATGACGTGGGTTTTCAGTCTCGTAGTGGTTCGGGTATATTGTGATCATAGGTGTTACAGCATTTTTTTGTCTTTCATGATGTTCTTGAAGGTCTTTCTTTTCATCACACTCAACTGATGTTTGATTTCTTTCCGCTTCAGAATGAGCTTGTCAATCTTGTCATTGATCCTATCGATAGAGTCTTGCAGGTACATCAGTTCCTCCTCGTAACGACGCTTGCCTGAAAGCTTCATCCTTCCCAACTCCGGCCTGACGGTGTTTGGGGCGTAGTGCATCAGGGCGTCGGCTTGGTCTTCCACCAATTCATTGGCGGCCCTGTACGACACCCGGTAAAACGGGCTGTTGATGAAGTACATCTCATGGTTTCTTTTGCCATGTATCACCGTTGTTCTGTCGATGCCCCAAACCCATGCGGCCTCTGTGTCGGAGCAGAACCTGCACAGGGCATTGACGAGGGCGTACCGCATCTCCACCTCAGGCCGCTTGCGTGACCCTGTATTTTCCATGCCGACAATCCGCAGATACTCTTCTCGAATAGAGCACAAGAGTTCGTTTCGGTCTTTTTGTTCTTGATTCATTGCATTCAATTGTGTACCCCCGATAGGATTCGAACCTATGACCCACAGCTTAGAAGGCTGTTGCTCTATCCAACTGAGCTACGAGGGCAAAAACGAGGGGGAAGGGCATACCCGACCCTGTCCCCCCCTTGCAACGGACTACCAAATCCCGTCACTCAAAACGGCAGATCGTCATCTACCGCAGGTGCGGCTTGTTGCGGAACCACCTTTTCATCCGCCGCTGACGCTTTTTTGTCAGCCACCGCCACCTTGCCGTCAGTCCAGACCACCTTGGCATTGCCTGTGTAGTTTCTCTTTTCTTTCGCCTCTCTCTGCTCTTTGGTCTGCGAATCCCAAATGCCAACGTTGTTGCCAAATTGGTCTGTCTCGTCCTCTACACTCATGGTAAAGTTGTAGAAAAGTTCGCCCTTCTTAGACCTGTCGAGTTTGTCCTTTGGAAGTTTGCTCACATTGATGGAGCCGTTAATTAAAATACCCATGTTAAAAGTTTTAGGGGTTTGAAAAATGTTTCTTTGTCGCCTCGTAAGCATCACGGAATGCTTTCGATTGCATGCGGTAGTCAGAGTCGAGCCATGCGGCAAAGACGCTTGCTCGTGGTAGCCCTGTCTCAACAGCGGCATCTCGGTATGTCCCGTGGTCATCTTGAATAATCCACCTCACAGCGATGGCCTCTGCGTCGGAACGACCGACGCCTGTGATTTTCTGAATTGTATTGATCATGATATTAGATTTCTCCTGTTTGATAATCGCACTCTGTCTTCTTGCCCCCATCAAGGTAAGTCTTGATGCGGTCAACGGCAGTCCAAAACTTCTGCTCTCCAAACTTCAGGGTGTCCTCCGATGCGTAGTACAACCCAACAGCGTAAGGGTAGCTTTTGTCTTGGACAACCCAACGGAAGTCCGTGGTGCCAAGAACCTTGCTGTACATGAAGGCTTGGATGTCGTAACCGAAGTCACGCACAGCCCACTTGAACTTTGAGATGTTGGCTGTCGTTTTGCTGTCGGTGATGTATCCATCGCCCAACACATCCAAGAAGCCACGGACAGGCACGTCATCAATAAAATCGTTGAACTCGTACTGCATATTGCCTTGCAAAGCAATTTTATCTACGCCCGTCAGCTTGAGCCTGTCAATCATCTCTTGAGCCTTGGCCACGTCCTCTGGCATCACCACGGCACGCCCATCGCTTTCAAGCGAGGCAAGCCATTCGCTGTATGCTTTGGTGCGCTTGGGAGCCTTGCCACCAATCTCCTTGCATATCTCTGTGTCATCGACGACTACGAACTGAGTTTCAAAGAACTCAGGAGTAAGGAGCATACAATCGTAGAGTTTGCCGAAAGCCAAGGCAGGGCTGTCGAATACCAACTCATCACGCATCTTCATCTCGAACTTCTTCATGTCCTCGAGAGCATACTTGATGGAGGAGTACGAAAGGTATCCCTTGCCGTATTCCTTCGATAGCTTCAATGCGAAATCCATCACGGCATGGCTTCAGCAAGACGCCCCACGTCTTCCAACTTCTTGACCTGATCAGAAGTAAGGTTAGTTCTGTGCTTGGCCAAGACAGCTTTCACAGCGGCAGATTTGTTCTTGCTCTGCTCAACGTGTGTCCAACACTTGTCGTACAGGGAGTCCTCGCTCTTTGCTTTCGGAGGCGCAGGGGCACTTCGACCATGCGTGTTGGTGCTGTCGCTATCCTTGGTGTCGTCGATGCAGAACAGACCATTGAGGGCATACTTGCGTGCATAGCTTGACGATGCTCCAGTGACCTGACTCCCATCCATGCCTTTCTTACTTTCTTCCTCACGGGCAAATGCCGTGGTCTTGAGTTCCGTTTCACCATCGGTCAATCGAGCCGTGGCTTTGACATAGATGCGTCCTGACACCTCCACAATCTCGTCACTCAAGGTGAGGATGAGACCATGTTCTGTGGTCAAGGGCTTGACCGCTTCGAGGATGTCTTCGGCTGACCTGTACTTGTACTTGCCGAAGTTGTTTGTTTGGCCCTTGGGGGCCTTGAGCACACCTTGAATGTGGCTCACTTTCTCAACTAATTTCATGTAATTAAATTTTAGTGGGGGATAAAGATACGTCTTTTTCAACCTTCACCCAAAAACTCCTGCATGGTGTTGTCCATGTTTTGGGCGGTGCCGAGGCTCTCCATGCTGACGATGATGTCGCTTGGTCTGCCGCTGTTCTTCCTCCACCATGCAATAGCTTCAGAGATGGTGTCGAAGATTGGTGTGCCATCATAGATGGTGTTGTCTATTTCATTTACGATTGTGTACATATCCAAGTTTGTTGAGGATTTTACAGATGTCTTCCAAGGCACTCTTGTACTGCTCCACTTCATCGGTGAGCAGGGCCATCGTGGTTTTTAGTTCTTCAATGGTACTCATGCTGATTCGTATTTATCGATAAGTTTTTCCAAATCAAATTCGCTGATGTCGTACAGCTTCATCTCTCGTGCTTTCTTGCACGGCTCGATGTATGTGTCTCCTCCCATGCCGTCATTCCAAACCTTGATGCCGTCAATGTTTGTGTTGCATTCATAGCCAACGCCCCTTCGGGTTTCGAAGTATCGGACATGGGTAATTTGTAGGTGGTTGTGTGGGTTGTTCATTGGGTATTATTTACGTGGGTATAGGGTAACAGAAACTTTCTTCTTTTTCACTCCGTACCTGAAGGTGGGCCAAAAGTTCACCAACAGACCGATGTTTTCCATGATGGCATCTTCAAGCCATGCTTTGGATTCCAGATCCAAAGCATCCTCTCCGTGCAGGTTGCTGTAGTTGTTCCATGCAACAGCGAGTTCGTCGATGGACAATTCGAGGAAGGGGTTCTTTGTCATGTCCATGAATCTAATGGGTCTGAATTATTTTCCTTGTGGTTTACTGCGCACAACCGAAGTTCATGGTTTTCTCCATTAGCATCTCGGCCAAGCCATACTGCATCAAACGTGAAATCATATAGGTCTTCAGACAACATGGTGTCGTGTACTTCGATGACTACCAAATCATCGTCATTGTATTCTCGCAATGCGTCAATCAATTCTGCTTTAGTCATGGCTTCTTGGGTTTTTTGGGTTTGGGTATGCGGACAATGTTGATGACCTGCCTGTCCATAGCTTTGTTGTGTAGGTCTGCAAGTTCTTTGATGAGGTTGAACTGCTCGTTGTCTTTGTTCATCGTCATTAGAATTTAGTGATACGTTCTACTTCTTCTGCGTTGTTGAAATCACGGACTACTTCGATGGGTACGTTGTATATCTTGCCTGTCTTTGGGTCTTCCCAAAATTCATATTCAACTCCATCGCCACCATGTTTCCATTCTAGGCGTTTCAAAATTTCTTTGTCCATTGTTCTTGTATTAGAAGTTATCGTCGTAGAAGTATCCTTGGTCGGGGCAATCCTCGGGCGCATCGCCGTTGTAGTATGCGCCACATCGTGACAGAGATGGTGCTTTGAATGGCTTTTTGCTAAAGGCAATGTCGATGCCACGCATCCTGTTTCCGTCACCGCCGTTCATCTCGTCGAGCAGTTCGTAGTAATCCTTGCCGCCGAACACACCATAGCCTTGGTAGTCGTCCTCCACCCATTGGTTGAGTTGTCCATCGGTCATGGTCACACGAAAGGTTGGTCGATTGCTATGTTTGTTTGCAATGCTCTCGCAGGTGTCTTGTGTAATAAAACTGAAGAATCCCATTGTATTTAGTTTTTGTCGTTTTTGTACTCGATGATGAGTTGTTCGATGGTCTTTCCATCGTTCAAGGTTTCGGGTCGGCGATTCATCCACGCCACCATGCTTCGGAGGAACTCCGCTGATGCGTTGACAGGAGTTTCCTCGTATTGGAAATCGTCCTCGTCCTCCCATTCGGTGTAGTAGTAGTAGCCATCCTCGTAGGCTTCGTCTGCGCTCTCGTAGGTTGTGTGCTCCTTGAGCCATGCTTCGATGCCAACGGCCTCGCATACATAGAACCTTCCGTCTTCGATACAGAATCCTTTGTTCATTCCTGCTCCCGATACGGAGCATTGTCTTGCGTATTTCATTGCGTTTGGGTATTGGTGGTTTCTCTTTGGATGTAGTGCTCATCGTACTTGAAGCCATGCTTCGTACGTTCGATGTGGTTGATGAAGTTGTCCATGTGCAACTTGTCATTGAAGGTCTTGGTGACAGACCATCCTCGGTGCCTGTCGGGGGTATGGAAAACGATGGTGGCTTTCATGATATTCAGATTTCGGTGCCGTCCGCATATACAACGTGAAGCATCATGCAACTATTGTACGGCATCCATGTGTTCATGTCGAGGAACCGACCACGACATCCGGTGTAGCCGAATCGCTCACGGACAGCCATCCAAAGTTTGCGCTCTGATGTGCCGCAGGGAACTTCCAACATGCGTCTGTCAACGATGCTTCCATTGGCCACCCAAGACATTCCGTCATGGATGGCATCGGTCATGGTGACCAAGTATTTCATGTGAGTATTCATGTGTTCTCGGGGTTTGGGGACAGGGGTTTCAGATCCCTTTATTTCTGCTCGTGCTCGTCTAAGGATACGCCGTCAAGGTCTAGGAACTTTCGGTGTGGGCCATAGCTCCATGAATCGGAGAGGATGATGTGCTCATCATCTCCAACTTGCGTATGGGCAACTACAGAGAGGCCGACAGACACCATGTGCTCAATGGCTTGCGACAACGGCGCACCGATGGCATAGTCGTAGGGCAGGACGATGGTGTGACGCATCTTGCCCCATGCATCGTTGACGTTCTTGTACCGCTTGGTCATGACATCAACAATCTTGATTCGGGCACCACGATGGTTCGTGGGCGACAGGAACGTGACCTTGAAGGCTCGGAGATTTTGTACTTCAGACATGGGTATAGGTATTGTGAGGACGGACGGCATTGCCCGTCCTCGGGTTAGTAGTGCAGAAGGAATCGAATTTAGAGGCCCTTGCGCAAGAAGTCTTCGAGTTGGCACTCCTCGTTCTCGAGACGGCGCACCTGTTCACGAATCTCCTTGAGACGTTGCTTGGTGTCTTCAATCAACTTCGCCTTGGTGGCCTCCATAGCTTCCCATGCAACTTGCGTGGGAGACTTCAGGGTGTTCTTGGAATGGATATTGGGCATGGGGTTGGGTATTGTGGGGGGACAGGGTGTCCATCCCCCCGAGTTGGGGTTGGGTTCAGTCTCGGGTTGGGGCATAGAACTCCTCCATGCGCTTGGCGTGCTCTCGCATGACGCACTCCATCATGGTGCCGTCCGGCCCCTGCTCACGGATGCGTTCCTGAATCAGTGGCATGCATTGGTAGACGACCTTATGCGCAGTTGCCACACGAGTGGCTTGGGCAATGTCGCCCTGCGGCACATCCTCTGCCGCAATGGAACGGGCGTTGTACATGGTGGCCGCCAAGGTAGCGTCACTGGCTTGTTGGAGTTGTTCGACGAATGTCATGGGGTATGGGTATTGGGTGCTTTCGCACAGGTTTAACTACATCACTAAAGTACGAAAGAAGTTGACAAAGTCAAGTTTTGTCCACTAAATATTTTGCCAACAAAAGCCAACAGAATTTGGGGTGCGTGCATCCCGCTCGGGTGGGGGTGGAGGGCCGCACATGGTCGGGGGTGGGGTTGTCCGAACGATGTGTGGAGGATGGCCGACGTCCGAGCGAGTTCTGTCTGCCGCCGGGATGATGGAGCCAAGCGGATGCCCGACCACGGCCAGCGGCAAAACGGCAAAAGTTGCAGCGACATGTGGCGGCACACAGGCCCCCTGGGTTTGCAGATGCGTTCCGGGTGCGTGGCGTCAGCGCCTGTATGTATGTATAATCCCCACCCCAAACATGTCTGGCGGTATTTTCACAGCCTAGAGGCCGTAAAACACGCTGTATGTGATCACAGAGGCTACCTTGCCGCCTTGGAAAACTCACCAAGAGTTTTTCCCCAGGCTTCTTGACTTTCTAAATTTTCCTTGGTAACTTCGCTAAAGTAGTGATCGTGTTGTTCGCTAATGTGGACTTGGGGTCCACAGCTTCAACATCATGTACTCTACCTTTTAGACTACATGAAGGACACATTTCAGGCTCGATCACATGAATGATGTGGTATCACGGGTTAGCTTTGCCTAGACATCAAGTACAATAGAATGGATCTCTTTTCAGCACCAACAGACACGGTCAATCCCTTTACTCTAGAGGCAGAAGCCCTGGTGGACTGCATCTGTAGTGTGCATACAAAAGATGTAGGGTTCCGTCGTGAGGTGTTGTACTTGATCAGGTCCGACTACACCAAAGGGAAGTATCTTACGGAGCAGGGCATCGAGTCTTTTGCAGAATCTCATTTCAATTCAATCTAAATGTATCATCAATCAACCGAGGGTCTTATGGAGATCCTATCCGACAATGGGTCTTTACTGGCTAACGGGTTTGAAAAAGCCCTAGTGGGCGTCACCTGTGGGGCCAACCCTGTAGCTATCTATGACGCCATGAGCTGTATAGAGATCCTTATCGATGAGGGCATGACCGAGATGGAAGCCATAGAGCACTTCGAGTTCAACGTGGTGGGATCGCACATGGGAGACAAGACTCCTCTGTTCGTTGCCTTTACTGATGGATAAGATATAGTTAGTATATTTACGCTGTGGGTAAACGCACGCAGCCATACAGACTTGGATTTCCTGCAAAGTATGTAGATAGATCCCAGGGCAAGTCGGATACGAAGAGTACGACTGCCGAGGCTGTGGCTTTGCTGAAAAGAGGGCAGGAGGCGGCTAAGACAGGCGAGAAGCTCCCCGACAGCTACTTCAAGGATAGGGTGGCGAAGAAGGGTGCGAAGGTTTCTCGCAAGGCACTAAGTTCTTCAGTCAAGAAAACATTGCAGGCCAAGGCCAAGAAGTCTGGCATCTCTTATGGCACACTTGTCAAGGTGTACCGCAGGGGTCAAGGCGCTTGGTTGTCAGGAGGTAGCCGCAGGGGTGCTTCTATGGCAGCTTGGGCTATGGGCCGAGTAAATAGTTATATTAGAGGCTCCAGAAAACACGATACTGATTTACGATAATCATAAAGACAACAGATATGCCACAAGGACCAGGAACTTACGGGAAGATGAGAGGTAGACCCAAGAAAATGGAAGATGGAGGGTCTGCTAAAAGACTCATGCAATACATGGCTGATGGGGGCATGATGCCTATGGACCCCAAGGTGGCCAGGGGCGGCATGAAGGTCACCGACGGTGGCGTCATGGTGAAGATCATGCCAATGGAAGATGGCGGTGCTGTCAAGGAGATGAATGGCGGTGGTAAGAACCCTAAGAAGATCAAGGGTGCTTCGGCAGTGCAACGCACCTCAGGCCCTGGGTTCACTAAAACCAAGTCTGGTAGTGTCACCAAGTACAACTACGATGAAGAGGGCAAGCCAGGTCGTTTTCAACAAGTAGCGGGTAAGCAAGGCCGACTTCCTGCTGTCACGGGAAGGACGTTTGTAGCAGATGCAACCACGACTGGTAGTGACGCCAACAAAATGAGTTTTACTACAATTAGACCAGGACTCGGCGGAAGAGTTAGCACTACGATCACCCCTGATGGGCAGAAGGTGCAGCAGCGTGGCGACAAGCCTATGACAGCAAAACAGCTCAGCGATAAGGCAGCTTCAAGAAAGAGAACTCGTATTAAGAAGAAGTTGATGGATACTGTGGCGGCAGCCGAAAGACAGGGGCAGTCAAAGCAGGTTCGACAGGAGCCTACAGGTCAGCTTGGTGCCGTGCTCCCCGCACAGACAGCCCGTAAGGAAAACATTGAAAAGGCTGTTCGTAAGGGCAGCAAGGGACTCAAGGCTTTGGCGGCCAAAAACCCGAAGCTCAAGTACGTTGGTAAGGACGGCATGAAGATGCCTGGCGGTGGTCACGTATTTAAGAAGGCTAACGAGGGAACGAAAGTTGAAGGCAACCCACGAGCTGAAGCGAAGGGTCAAGTCAAGCTTAGACAGGCCAACATCGCCCGACTCAAAAAGGAGAAGGCAGGCATTCAAGCTGGAGGATCATCCACTGGAGCGAAGGCCCTGGCTGGTGATGACAAGTTCAAGAGTCTCGTCGGCTTGTCTAACATCAGCTCAAGTGCAGTGAGTAAGCTCCATGCGGGATACGATGCACTGATTGCTGCGGAGCAAAAGCAGTTGGCTGGCGCTATGAAAGCAGCGAAGCGGCCACCGATGCTTAAAAAAGGTGACATGGAGAAAGCTATGGCTAGAGCAGCCAAGCAATAAAAAAAGGGGCTTCGGCCCCTTTCTTTTTACATAGGCTTCAATACAATAGGTGGTGCCTTCTTGTCTGATCCGTATTCGTACTCACAGTGGTTTTCAGTAATCTGAAAGTTGTGCGGGTGTGTGCTGATTTGTCCATCGTCATCGAGGCCAATAGCTACGAAGTTTCCAGTAGTAAGGAAGTGTGCCCCAAACTCTGATCCAGGAGTGATGTAGTCGTAAGGGATGAGCTGGTCCATAGACTTGCGAAATACGATGTAGACCCCTGTTTGTTGAACGCTTGTAATGTCTTGAGTGAACAGACACGGGATGTCTGAAACGGAAGGGTCTTGAATGGGGCCTAGGTAAAACTCAAATTCCTCGTAGTTGACCAAGTCGTCTTGACCGAGGGCGAAGCTGCTCAAAAGCAGCAGGGGGATGATAAGTAAATTTTTCATGGTGGTGTATATTTGTGTTACTCATATAACGGCATGAGATTCTGATTATTCTCCCTGCCAGATACAACAACTGTTAAAGACATGAAGTACGGAAAGAAAATGCAGACAGGAGGCAAGGCTCCAAAGCTTCAATTTTTGAAAGGCAAAAAGACAGTGGAGGCACCAGAAGGATTTCACTGGATGCTTGAAAAAGGCCGTTACTATTTGATGAAGGGTGACTATGCTCCGCACCCAGGAGCAGTAAAAAAGGCTGAGTTTAGACTTGTAAATCACCCTAAGGCAAAATAATCTCTTCCTCGCCCTCTAACTTACGGTAGAAGCGTTGGACCATGAGTCGGGCTTTCTGCGAAAGGGCATAGCGGTTTTTGTATGTGGTCCTTTCGTGCATCTGCGCTTCGTGGAAGTGCATCTCTGAGACCTTGCTTTTGTCGAACACCTTCGTGATCCACCCCTTCTTTTGCAGGGGGTACAGCACAGAGTTGGCGAACTTGGCCTTGTGATGGTACAAGGCTTCGGCGATGTGATCTATGGTGAAGAACTCGTAGTCATACATGAACAGCAAGACGTTGATCTGATTCATGGTAAGACCTGACCTCTCGTTGATGTCTCGCACAGCGTGCTTGTAATACTTGAGGTAGTTCTTGTTGACGTACCTGTCATTGAGGTAAGAAAACTCTCTGTTTTTTCTCCCCTTATGGTGTCTAGCCATTATATTATATTTGTGATGTAAAATTAGGGATATGGGAACACTCTCAGGAAATACAATCAAGAACACGTATCAGGGCCTTTTGAAGACATCAGACGCAGCAGCTCTGACCTCCAGTTTGAAGGTGATTGAAGATGGAGAGGGCAACGATTCAGCTTTGTCACTGTCTACCGCAGCCGTCAAGGTCGAGAGCCTTCAGATCAACACCCCTGTATTTTCTGGTTCCAGTGATGTCCTTGTGTGGGACAGCACAGCTAAGAGTGTAGGCTTCAGGACCCTCCCTGCCTTTGATTCTGTCACAGCTACTGTGTCAGGTGCCAGCAATCCCGTCCTCACCATCGCCGATACTGCTGGGTCGAGCTCCACTGTGACTTTCAACAGCGGAACCAACATCCAGGTTAGCAACAGCAGCGGCACCATCACCTTTGACAACAGCACGCAGACCGTCAACAACATCACCACTGGCGTGACGCTCACGGCTGCTGACTCTGGCAAGACACACTTCATCGATGCCAACACCCTTTCTGGGGGCACGATTGTTCTACCTACAGCGGCAGCGGGCTTGTACTTCAAGTTTGTGATTGTCGATGCCAGCTCTACAGCTTTCAAGATCACCACAAACAATGCTGCTGGCAGTGGTACAGTACAGAGATTCATCGGTAAGGTGGTGGTCAACTCCACCACCGACGATCAGGTGGCTGTGCAGAAGGTCACCAACACTGGCAACACGTTTGACAACGACACCTTGAGTATCGACGGTGATGCCGCCACCTCCGGTGGCAATGAGGGCGATGTCATCCATTTGCACTGCGCCACCATTTCATCCGTCGCTACATGGGTGGTTGACGCAAGACTTACAACCACAAACGCAAACCCATCAAGCATTGCTGTGATTGGGGCCTCCTAATGGATCCGAATGACGAAAGACTAAGGTATGTACACCACTTGATAAGCGAGCTGCATGGTGCTATCAAGGACGAGTTCTTACCTAATGATTTCGCTTTCATCTTTTGTTTTGTGATTGAACGTGAGGACCACATCATTGATGAGGAGGTCACGGCAGGGTACTCATGGTCAGTGAAAGACGATGAGGCATTTCAGGAATTAGTTAGTATACTTGACAGCGCATATCAAGCCAGCCGCAAAAACAGAGGCGACTGGTTAGATGATATTTGCCTAAATTAAATCAAGTGGCCAACATAATTAGAAAGATCGTCGTGGGGCCCAACCCCAAAGACGCTATGGCATACTTCATTGGTATGCGTGCGGGTGATTCACGAATCAGCATGATCGTAGAAGACGAGAGGTCTATGTACAAATACAACGTGCGTAGATACGAAGTGTATGTAGAGGATGAGGATTCAACCATGCTTTGGAAGACGATCGAGAATCAGCCCGTCCTGATAGAATACGATTGCAAATTTTAATTTTATGAAAGCCCTACATCACTTCATTGTAAGAGTCCCCAAACGATTTGAAGATACCATCGAGGTCGGTGGTCAGGAGTTGTATCTAGACACCAAGTGGAATGAGTTTGAAAACAGGATTGCTTACGGAGAGATCGTCTCTGTGCCTTTGAGGTACGACGGCGACGCCAAGAAGGGAGATACTTTGATCTTCCACCATCATGTCACAACAAACAGTGCTCTGAAAATCTCAGACGATCTAGGTGACGATTTGTACATGTGCATGTACAACGAGGAACATGGTCAGCTCAGCCAAGCCATTGCATACCGAAGCAAGGATACAGAGGATCTTCACATGCTCGCTGACTGGCTTTTTGTCTTGCCTGTAGACCAGACTAAAGAAGAAGAAAAAACTGAGGGAGGGGTCATTATCCCCGACCTCAATCCTGAGGTCAGAGATATCGCCGAGGTGTATACGCCACACCCAGAGCTGGAGGAGCAAGATGTAAATCCTGGTGACATTGTAGGATTTGAAAAGAGTGCTGACTACAAGATTAAGTTAGACAATGACGACATTGTCTATCGCATGCGTGTACAAGACATTAGCTATGTCGAAGTTCACGACGATTGAGGCTGCCAAGCGATTGATGAAGTCTATGGAAACGGCAATCAATAACATGATTGATGAAATCAAAAAACCCGTAGACCCAGACATCAATGGTAGCGCAAGGAAGGCTGAGCTGCAAGCGATCAAGCAGACAGCCACGGACTGCAAAGAGCTTCTGGTAGAGCGCCAGCGGCTTGAACAAATGATCAAAGACCTTACGAACAATGGAGCGATCGCAGAAGACAAAGACTACTCAGGAGGTTTCGCTGAGAGATACTCAAAGTGATTGGAAAGAGATTGTCTGGGAAAGAAACAAAGTAGAGCACAAGTTTTGGGAGGAGTCCTGGAATAAGAAGTCAGGGGACTGATGCCTTTCAAGGATCCCGAAAAAAGAAAACAATATCAAAGAGAATATCATAGAAGGTACTATCAAGACCATAGTGCCAAGTACAAGGAGAAGGCTAAGAAGTGGAACAGGTCGCAAAGGAGATGGGCAAGAGATTACGTGCAGAGGGTCAAGAGGCTGAACAAGTGCATCGATTGCGGTCAGTCCAATCCACTGGTACTGGAGTTTGATCATGTAAAAGAGAAGTCATACAACATCTCCGATATGGTGAATGGCTCGTACTCCATCGCTTCGATCAAAGAAGAGATAAGAAAATGTGAGATACGTTGCGCCAACTGCCACAGGATCAAGACAATAGAAAGAAGAAACAATTCAATAAAATGAAAAAGCTGCCTGTCAAAGTAGAAAAGAAACGCATCCGCAGAAAGGGCGTGCATTCTAAGAACAACCACTCTAAGAACAAGAAGTCCAAAAACTACGTGAAGGCTTATGCTGGTCAAGGTAGATAAGTATGATGAGCAGGCTGTCAGCATTTGTCCCAACGGCACGCAGGGTGAGGTTGTTGAACTCGGTGGGTTGGTCATTGTACTTCCCGCTGTCCCGCCCCCAGAGGAAGTTGAAGGACATGACCGTCCAAACGACATGCAGTTGTGGGAGAGGCGGGCTATGCCAGAGGAGCTGTCTAGGATTCGCTCTATGGATGAGTGGGGGGAGATGCCAAGGGAGTTCAGAGAAAAGTTTCGTCCGTATATCGAAGAGGAGTTTCGCCGTAGGCGTGAGGGCTTTTGGTTTTTCAACGATGGCGTCCCTACATATATTACGGGTCGGCACTACATGATGCTGCAATGGACGAAGATGGACATAGGCTATCCTTCGTACCTTTCTTTCCAACGTGAAATCTTTCTCCACATGGCTGCGTGCGAAGCGGACCCACGCTGCATGGGTCAGCTCTACACTAAGTGTCGCCGTTCTGGATACACTAATATCTGCTCTTCAGTCTTGGTCGATGAGGCTACGCAGATTAAGGATAAGCTTCTCGGCATCCAGTCGAAAACAGGTAAAGACGCCCAAGAAAACATCTTCATGAAAAAGGTGGTGCAGATGTTCCGGCACTACCCTTTCTTTTTTAAGCCCATCCAAGACGGAACGACCAACCCTCGTGTAGAGCTTGCTTTCCGTGAGCCATCGAAGAGGATCACCAAAAACAACAAGACGGCGTTCAAGGGTGATGCTTTGAACACGGTCATCAACTGGAAGAACACCACAAACAACGCTTACGATGGTGAAAAGCTGCACATCTTGTATCTGGACGAGGCAGGCAAGTGGGAGAAGCCCACAGACATCAGGGAGGCGTGGCGTATCCAGAGGACGTGTTTGATTGTAGGTAGAAAAATCATTGGGACCGCCCTGGTCGGTTCGACCGTCAACCCCTTGGACAAGGGCGGTAAGCAATACAAAAAGCTGTGGGAAGACAGTGACCCTCAAGCCCGCAACGCCAACGGAAGGACGGTGAGTGGACTGTACCGCATCTTCATGCCTGCCGACGAAGCTCTAGAAGGTTTTTTTGACAAGCACGGCAACGCTGTCAAAGACGATCCAGTCACAGCAGTTGACGGGCTGGATGGTGAGCCAATTGCTTTTGGTTCCAGGACGTTTTTGAAAAACGAAAGGTCGGCTATGAAGTCTGATACGAGAGAGCTCAATGAGTTCATCAGGCAGTTCCCATTTTCTCCTGAGGAGGCTTTCCGTGACTCCATCGAAGGCAGCCTCTTCGACATCTCAAAGATCTACGACCAGATAGAGCACAATGACATGCTGTATCCCAACCCTATCGTGGAGGGCAACTTTGTCTGGAAAGACGGCAGGCGTGATACAGAGGTTGTGTTTCGCCCCACTAAAAATGGAAGATGGAGGGTGGCGTGGATGCCTCCTTCAGGTATGAGAAACAAGAGGGAGGAGTACCGGGGTAAGATGATAGCCCCACACAGCTCCCTAGGCTGTGGGGGCGTAGACAGCTACGACCTCGATGCCACTGTCGATGGTAGGGGGTCTAAGGGAGCCTGCCACCTGTACAATAAGTTCAGCATGCAGCACCCTTCGAACATCTTTGTTGCTGAATATATAAGCAGGCCACCAATGGCCAAGATCTTTTACGAGGATATTTTGATGGCTTCGTTTTTCTATGGCTACCCTCTGTTGATTGAGAACAACAAGTATGGGATCGTGAGGTATTTTGAGGAACGTGGGTACGACGGCTATGTCCTGGATAGGCCCGATCACCTGAAGTCTACATCGAGCTCGGTGAACGTCAAGACAAAGGGGATTCCGTCTAACTCTCAAGACGTGTTGCAGGCTCACGCCCAAGCCATCGAAGATTACATCCATCAGCATGTGGGATATAATGAGGAGGGCGATATGGGGAAGATGTACTTCAATAGGACGCTTGAAGATTGGATACAGTTCAAGATTACCAATCGAACCAAGTACGACTTGTCAATCAGTTCAGGTCTTGCTTTGCTTGCAGCTCAAAAAGAAAAGCCCAAAGCAAAGAGGGCAGACTTTAGTGAAAAGAAATTCTTCCGCAGATACAAGTACAACGCTGGCGGACCCTCTACCCTTCGCAAGTGAAAATTGTTATATTTGCAAATAGCACAATAATGTTGTAATGAACTATAGCGACAACAAAGGCGTATACGGCAACTTCCCCGATCCATTTGCGGAGCCAAAAGTCAAGGAAAGTAAGTCGTATGGGCAAGCCTTTGCAAACGCTATCATGGGGCAGTGGGGTACCTACCAGGATTCGTCATCTCTTTTGAACAGACGTTTCTACGAGTTTGAAAAGAATCGGGACTACGCCAACGGCACACAGGACACCTCTATCTACAAGCAGATCCTCAACAGCCTTGACCCCAACAACGGCGATGGCACACTGTTGAATATCGATTGGTCACCCGTCCCTATCATCCCCAAGTTCGTCAAGGTCGTCGTCAACAGGATTCTTTCTCGCAAGCCGTATCCATCTGTAGAGGCCATCGACCCTGTGTCACGCCAGGAGAAGGAGACCAAGAGGCAGGAGATCGAAATCACGATTGAAAACAAGCAAGCGTTTCAAGAGGCGAAGGCTTTGGGCCTAAACACCAAGGTCGATCCAGACACAGTCCCCGATACGACTGAGGAGGCTGAAATCTTTTTGGATCAGAACATCAAGACCAACGCCGAGATCGCTGCGCAGATGGCCACGTCATTGACGCTGGACTGGAACAGCTTCGACCAAAACATATACCGCCGCTGTGTGCAGGATCTGGTAGAGGTGGGTATGGGTGTTACCAAAAGAAAGAACGACCCGAACTACGGCATCACGACGGAGTACGTCGATCCTGCCATGTTCTTGCACAGCTACACCGAAGACCCCCACATGAATGATATCGTGTATGCGGGCCACATCAAGCGCATGTCGATCATGGACTTGAAGCGTATGGCGGGTGATGAATTTACAGAAAAGGAATACGAGGAGTTGGCCAGGAAGGTCATGCACAAGAGCTACAACGACAAGGGCAAGTTTATGACGGGCGGTGGCTACGACCGTGCAGGGCGCAAGCAGACCTATGGCTATGACGACTACTTGATTGAGGTCTTGGACTTTGAGTTCAAGTCTGTGGACTGCGTATACTACGAAAGCAAGGAGTCACGCTTCGGCAATGTCGGATTCTACTACAAGGGTATGGCTTTCAAGCCTGCCACCGAGTCGGTGTACGACCGCAAGCCATACAAGATGGATGTGGAGACCTTGTATGGAGGTTGTTACATCATTGATAGCAAAAAGATTTTCAACTACGGACGGATGAAGAACATTCCCAAGAATGTTCACGACATCTCCCGTGCCGAGCTTTCGTACAGCATCGCCTGCACAAACATCCGCCGCATGATCCCCAAATCATTGGTGGGTGGCATCACGGGCTTTGCCGATCAGTTGCAGCTTACGCACTGCAAGATCCAGCAGGCTGTGGCCAAGGCCAAGCCTGACGGATTGATTATTGACATCGAAGGGCTGGAGAATGTGCAGCTTGGCCGTGGTGGTGACTTGAGCCCTCTGGAGCTGCAAGACATTTACGAGCAGACGGGTATCATGTATTACCGTTCGAAGAATCCTGAGGGCGGCTTCCAGAACCCACCGATTCGATCTATCGAGAACCAGATCAGAAATATCAATTCGTTCATCACGCTGTACAATCATTACCTGAGAATGATTCGTGATGCCACGGGTGTCAATGAGGTGATGGATGCATCGACCCCCAAGGGCGATGCTTTGGTGGGTGTTCAGCAACAAGCTTTGGCTGCGGGCAACAACGCTTTGTACGACATTACAAATGCGTCGCTTGTATTGTACAGACGTGTTTGTCAGGATATTGTCAGGTGCTTGCAGATCATCCCAGAGAAGTCTGTCTTGTACCGCACCTACGAGAAAGCGATTGGCAAGTACAACATGGAGGTGTTGAGTTCATTCAAGGACTTGCCCATGTACAACTTTGGCATCCAGGTCATCAAGTCTATGTCTGACGAGGATCGCATCTTCCTGGAGCAAAACATCCAATCGTCTTTGGCTCAGAAAGAAATCGACTTGGAGGACGCTATGGCCGTGAGGCAGCTCAAGGATATCGACCAAGCGGAGAGGCTGTTGGTGGTACGTCGCAAGAGACGTATTGCTCAGCAGCAGCAGCTTGCTCAGCAGAACATGCAAGCTCAGGCTCAAGCCAACGCCCAGGCTTCGCAGGCCGCTTCACAAGCGAAGATGCAAGAGATGCAGATGGAAGCTCAGATCGATGCGCAGAAGATGCAGCTCAAGGCTCAGGTCGATGTGCAGGTGGCGGCGGCCATGCATCAGATGAGGAAAGAGATTGAGCAGATCAAAGCCCAAGCTGTCCTCGGTGCCCGTGCCAGCGATCAGGAGTTCAGAGAAAAGATTGAGACGATGAAGGAGTCGGGCAAAGACGAAAGGATTGCACGTCAGGCTGCTGAGCAGTCCAAGCTTATCTCTCAAAGAAAAGGTGAGATCCCTCGCTTACCAGAAGTCCAAGAAAAGGACGAGGGCTTGGAGAAATTTTTAGAAGACCTGATTTGATATGAGTAAGGTAAGCCTCGATGTAGCTCAACGGTTGGACATCACCTGTCGCAAGGGTGATACGTTCAACTTGGTAATCAATGTCTCTGACTCTTCTGGTAATGCCGTCGATCTGTCCACTTACACTTTCAAGATGGAGATAAGAGACACTGATGTATCTGCCACTTCAAGGGTGGCTAACACTGATATCACAAAAAGCGGCACCGCAGGGGGAGTTCTTACCATCACGATACCCGCCGCCACTATGGAAAAGGACGCTGGACTGTACGTTTATGATTTAGAAACCACCAAAGGCGGCGTCGTCCAAACCTGGTTGACTGGTGTTCTCACGATTGTCGAAGACGTTACTGATGGATCATCATGAGCGACTTGACACTTTCAGTGACGAGCAGCACCAATGTGCTGACGAGTGTTGTCGGGTCTGATGAAATCAACCTAACTCTCAGTGAGTCTACCAATGTAGTCACGAAGGTTGTCAGTCCTCAAAACACTTTGTCCATTGATCTTGGCGGTTCAATAACTCCAACTAGCATTGCTGAGTTGACTGATGTCAGTATCTCAGGGATTACAAATGGTCAAATTCTAACGTTTGACACTTCGGCGGGAGCATTTACAGCCTCAACCCCGTCATCAAGTCGCAGCGACTCATCTATTCAGTCTGTTGTGGGCGCCATGTTCACTTCAAATACGGATACTCGAATCACCTCTACATACGATAGCGGTAGCCAAAAGATCAACCTTGTAGTTAATGATATGACGGCTGATACTCAGCTAACTACGGAACAGGTTCAAGATATCGTAGGCGCTATGTTCAGTGGAAATACTGAGACTAGAATCTCTGCTACATACGAGGACTCTGACGGCACTATTGACCTGGTGGTTGATGACATGACCGCTGACACGCAGCTTACCACAGAACAAGTTCAAGATATTGTGGGGGCCATGTTTACTGGCAATACAGAGACCCGCATCTCAGTCACTTATGAAGATAGTGACGGTACGATTGACTTTGTTGTAGATGACATGACCGCCAACACTCAGCTTAGCACTGAGGAGGTGCAGGACATTGTTGGGGCCATGTTTACTGGCAACACTGAGACCAGGATCTCGGCGACATACGAAGACGGTGACGGCACCATTGATTTGGTTGTTGACGCAATACCTGTAGACCTCACATCTGATGGCGCTGGCACGATCCATGCGAACAACGTTCCTACACTAAATCAAAACACCACGGGAACGGCTGCGGGTCTATCTTCTACTTTGGCTGTAAGCAGTGGCGGCACAGGTGCTACGACTCTAAGTGCAAATGGTGTGCTTACTGGGAATGGCACTGGTGCGATCGTATCTGAAAGTGACTTGACATTTACCAGCAGCACTCTAACGATTACAGGTCAGAGAAAAATACCGTCACCAACAAGCAGTGGTCAGTTTTATGGAGATATGGTGCAGTTTGGAAGTGGACCCAATGGAGTTGACGGAGATATTGAGCAGGGTAAGCTGTACTATTTAGACTCGTCGCAGCAGTGGGAAGAGACTAATGCAAATGCAGCAGCCTCAGCTACAGGCATGATCGCTTTGGCCATCCTTGATGATAGCGCAAGATTTCTTGTAAAAGGATTGGCAAGACATTCATCCTTTGCAGGATTTACAACTGGTGATGTTTTGTATGTATCAGGCACTGCGGCGGGGATTACAAAAACTGCACCCACTGGAAGCGCAGACATTGTTAGAATCGTTGGATACTGCACTGACGGGGGTAACAGAGAGATTTACTTTGATCCATCAAAAGACTGGGTTGAGTTGTCATGAGCATAAGCAAACTTTCTGGAGTTACTTACAGCTCTATCAATAAGATTTCTGGTGTAACAAAGTCTGGTGTAGCAAAGGTGAAAGGGATAGTCCCCTCTTACTTTTTAGATGATCATGCTGGCTCAGTTTGTGCTTATTCATTGAGGCAGTTGTCTTCTACTGCCACCTATGCAATTACTGTAGAGAACTCATCAGGGGCAACAGCAGATATTGGATTTACTGCGGCTGGAGGATTGGACACTTCAGCTCTTACTACGCACTGTGGAAGCAACTATGGTCGAGTTTCAAAATGGTGGGATCAGAGTGGAAACTCAAATCACATGGAGCAGTCTACTGCTGCCTCAAGGCCCTACATCGTTGATGCATCTGGGAACTTGATTACAACAACAGACAGCTCGATACCAGCTCTTGACTTTTATTTCAGCTCCACATCACGTTGGTTAGAAGATACTTTTGTGACTAACAACAGTGACAGGCTTATGCTGTCGCTTATGGCTGAGTTTAGATCTGTTACTGCTGGACAGTATATCTTCAGTCAGTGGACTTCAAGTCAGTCTACACAGGTTTTTCAGATGAATATTCTTGGTGCTGCAAGTGATCTAAGGCTTGCTGCGAGATTTGGCACAGGATCAAAACACTTGGGTAGAGTTCAAACCAATGCCCAGGTAGCTGTCAACACGGAGTATCTTGTGGTTGGATCTTTGGACCACGCCTCAGGAGATCTGGATGTCAATGGTGATACCGCTGATACAGATACAGGCTTTCCTGGCAGCTCTGGGGCTGGTCTCATCAACAATGGGAATATTCTTGTAGCCATAGGTCGAAGACCTGACAATGGAGCTGCACAATACACTGGATTTCTCTCAGAAGTTGTAATGTGGTCTGCTGCATCGCTTCCAACACAAAACGATGTTATGACGGATATGAACACACACTACTCTGTTTTCTAATGGCGAAGACTGCAACAGACACAGGCAATAAGATCACTGAGGGATATGTGATCAAAATGATTGGTATTGAAGAGTATTTTGAAACTGAATCAGGTGCTCTGGCATGGGCCAAGGCAGGCAACATTCCTTCTGTTGAGTTCTATACTGACAACAGTATATCAGACGCAGATAAGCTTGATGATTTGGAGCATGGCAACCTGATGGAATACTCCTCTGAGATTTGATATATTTGTAATATGGACAGGTCGTCAATGAGAAAAGCCATCGCATCCAAGCTTAAAAAAGCTGGGGTGCGTAAGGTGAACTCTCCTAAGATGACGCCCAATCACAAAACCAAAAAGGCTGTCGTAGTATCGACGATTGGCCCTGGACAAGAGTCAGGCGAGATCATTCGTTTCGGAGCGCAGTCTATGGGCCACAACTACAGCCCTGAGGCACGTCGTGCGTTTAAGTCACGGCACGGCAAGAACATCAAGCGCAAGGGCAGTGCTGCGTACTGGGCCAACAGGTTTTTGTGGTCAGGCAAAGGCGGGAGCAAGAAGCGCCCGCCGAAGAGTCAGAAGAAGGTATTTGGCCTGAAAAGAAGGTAAGGTTGATATTCTTATATTTGTGGTAAAGTACACAAACCACAACTATGGCAACCCTGACCCCTACGCTAACTCTTGTGAGCACTGATATTTCATCAGATAGCCTAAATTTTTCTGTGTCTGACTCGTTGACCATTTCAGCAGCAGGTCCGAATCAAGGCTTGACAAGACAAACGATTACGACGGCTGATAACCAGGAACTTGTGGATGATGCGGTTAGCGGCATTAGATATTTCTATGCTAAAAACATGGACACAACAAACTTCGTTGTGCTTCAAACTACAGCCAGTGTTCAGTACGCCAGATTGAGCCCTGGAGAGTTTTGCTTCTTTCCTATCAATGATTCAGTAGGGCTTGAGGCCAGAGCCGATACAGCCAGTTGTGTTTTGGAGTATGCATTTTTCACTAAAGGCTAAAGAGTAGAGCGTGCCATTTGAACAGATCGAAATAACGCCACTCATTGCTACGGGGGACGGGTATGTCGAACAGCACGTCATCTTCGGCATGACGGAGTTCCAGATGCCTGCCAAGGACTGCGTGCTTCTCGGAGGCTTTGTTCTTGATGACTCAGGAACGCTTGATTCTTACGGTCAAGACGGCGAGGCCGATGCTCATAAAATCAACAACATCAACCTGCATTTCTTTCAAAACCATTCAAGTACGGTAGGAGCGCCTCAAACATGGATGGCTAACGGAGGCAACATAAATGCAGATAAAGAGGCTATGATTAAAGCCAACAACTATCTGGGCAGCGTCCATGTCATGAAGCACGATTTTGATGCCTCTTCTGGTAGCGAAACTCCAGTATCGCTAATCAAACCTGACGTTGTTGGATTTGATTTGCCACGCATCTTCAAGCTGGTACCGTTTGGAGACAACATCGTGAATACAAGTTCTACGTCCCAAAGATTCAGACAGGGCAATGACAGGATCATGGGCTTGACCAGTACAGAGCTAGGGAACAAGATGTTTTGTTTTGCATCGATAGATGAGTTGGCAAGCAATCCTAGTACCACATCAGCTAACGATGACGTGCCAAACTTCACTGCTCAAGGTCAAATTCGTATACTGTTGTCTTTAGAATATTGATCGACGATGCCTTTCAAAAACATCATACAAGACATCACGGTTTCTACGACACCGAACTACTCGAACAACGATACGTTGTTCGATATGGTAGAGGTGCAGCTTCCCGCCAAATCATGTGTCCTTCATGGCGGGTTCTTTGTAAGCCCTAACGATGGGTGGGCGGCGAATGATGAGTGCGCTATTCATTTTTTCCAAAAGAACACCCATGCACCTGGAGCAGCCAATGAAGCTTTTGGCTTGACGGCAGCTCAGATCGAAGAGAATGGATACCTAGGCGGAGTACAGATTTCCCAAATCAGCTTTAGCGGAGTTGTGGGCTTAGCGGACGTCATTGAGCACTATGTCTTAACGGCTTTAGGCAATGTCAGAAATCATCCGAGCGAAAGAAGGTATCTTGGGAACTTGGTTTTGAAAAGCGTCAACCCAGGTAACACGATCTTTATGGTGGGCGTAGCCGACGGACTAGGCACGGCAAGTGCTTTCTTTGACACAGATAAAAGTTACATTCAATTGTCACTCGAATACTGAGCCATGCCTTTCAAAAACATCGTACAAAAAGTTACTGTGTCTACATCAGGGTATGCAGATCACGACACCTTGTTTGACATGGTAGAAATTCAGTTGCCTGCAAAGGACTGTATTTTGCACGGTGGATTTTTTGTGGGGAATCGAGCGAGCACTATAAGACTTAACGGTGACAAGGCTGCCATTCACTTTTTTCAAAACAACACTCATCAGCCAGGCGCTGCCAATGAAGTCTTTGGTTTGACGGCGGATCAGATCAAAGCAAACGGATACATAGGCGGGATCCAGATTAGCCAAACACACGTCTCCACCGCTGTAATGGGGATTGACGGAGCTACGGTTTTGCAGCAGCTTACCCACCTAGGTAACGAAGATTTTCCCAACCCAGGCCATGAAAACCCACCTCTCAGCGATTTTGTCCTTACAAGCACTAGGATAGGGAACACTGTTTTCATGGTCGGAACTATTGACCTTATTACATCAGGCAACACTGGTTTTGATGCGACCGACGACATGAGAGTTATATTAAGTGTAGAATATTAACAGATGCCGTTCCATACAATCATAAAAGAAGTGGTGGTTGACACAAACGCCAACTACGTTAATGATGACGTGCTGTTTGTCGATTCAAGCGGGAGTGCATTTGTGGAGTTGCAGTTGCCTGCTAAGGATTGCATCATTCATGGAGGCAAGGCGATCTCGATGAATCAGGCCGGGGCTAGCAGCACAGCAGCTCAGTTAAGCTCTGACGAGTGTGCCCTTCATTTCTTCCAAAACACAACGCACGCCCCGGGAGGGTTGAGTCAGGCTTTTGGATTGACAGGCATTCAGATGGAGGCCAATGGGTATCTCGGATCGGTTTCATTTGGAAGCGGCATCATTAGCCAAGGCAATTATGGGTTCTCAGGTGATGTCGTCTACAAGATGACTAACATTGGAAATATCGGTGTCAGTGTCAACAACAGCTCAACGGTAGAAACTCCGTACATGAGTTCTTTGGTGCTGACAAGCAGCAACATTGGAAATACCGTCTTTATGGTGGGTACGATTGACGGCATTGCCACAAGCCCTGAGTTTGACAGCGCAGATAACTTGCGTTTTGTTTTTCATGTAGAATACTGAGAAGTTGGCTTTCAAGACGATCATACAACCCGTAGTTGTTTCAACAGGAACGTACAGCAGCGACCAGATATTGTTTGATGCTGTCGAGTTGCAGCTTCCTGCACAAAGTGTTCGTTTGGTGAGTGGCTTCTTCATTGTAGATGACACAAGCACGGCTGACTTGAACGAGGACGAATGTGCAATCCACTTCTTTCAAAAAACGGCTACCTCCGACAGAACCTATTTTGGTGCGGCAGGAAGTAGCTGCAATAGTGCGGATAACTTTCCGAACAATGTCCGTAGGAGAGAGATGGGCTGGATGGCGTCCTTGCAGATCAGCAACAAAGAAGTCGAGGGGGTGAATGGAAATCAGGTAGGCTTCCACTCTCCACAGGTGTATCACATCGCACACATTGGGGAGCAGGGTGTAGATGGAGCAGAGTTTCCCTTGATGGAGGACACCACGGTGACCAGCATCAACCCCGGACACACTGTTTTTATGGTGGGCACGATTGATGGCATTAGCACATCTCCGTCCTTTCCAGCGACAGATAGTTGCAGGATTATTTTAACATTTGAATACTAATAAAAATTAACAGATATGAGTAAGGAAGTAGAAGAAGCATTGGGACAGGCGGGATTCGCCATCAGCGACACTCCTCCCACGCCCGATACCCAGGCCGAACCGCAACAAGAGGTTCAGCCAGAAGTAGAGGCCGCACCAGTCGAAGCTCAGCCACAAGCTGAGCCAGAGACTGTGGAGCAGCCCGTAAATGAGGATACGACGTCCGAAGAGATCGATGTCGATGCTGAAGTGTTGTCCTTCCTAAGCGAAAGGCTGGGGAGGAACTTCGGAAGCTACGACGACATCTCGGAGGCGCTATCATATACACCCGTAGAAATTGATGAGCGTGTTAGTGCGATCAACAAGTTCGTTCTCGAAACGGGGCGGTCACCAGAAGACTGGTACAAATATCAATCGCTCGACCCTTCCGAAATGGATGACATGTCAGTGATGAGACTCCAGATGACTGCCGACCACCCTAGCCTTTCACCTGAAGAGGTCAATCTTTTGATTGGAAGGAAGTACAAACTCGATGAGGATGTACACACTGAGGACGAGATTCGTTTGTCGAAGCTAGAGCTCAAGATGGATGCGGAAAAGGCGAAGAGACAAATTAGCGATCTAAGAGATTCTTATATGGCTCCTGATGTCTCTCGTGACGACGTCGGTTCCCCTATCGACGAAGAGTGGTTGAATACCATGCAGAGAACGACCAACGAGTTTGGTTATCTGGAGTTCGAACTCCCTGGCACGGACGAAACGTTCAAGTTCGGGGTTGACGATGACTACAGGGCTCAGCTAGTAAACAGAAACTCGAACATCGAAAACTATTTCGACGACTACATTGCAGAGGATGGCTCGTGGGACTTTTTCAAGCTCAACGCTCACAGGGCGTTGATCGACAACGTAGACAGCATCATCTCTTCCATCTACAACCAAGGGTTGAGCGATGGCAAGAGAGGTGTAGTGCAGACGGCAGCAAATGTTGACGCCTCACGACCAGACGTTGGAACACAGCCAGACTCGAATACGCAGTTGTCGGAACAGCTTTTGAAGGCACTCGGAGGTGGGGGAGGAATGACGTTTAATGTCTAATTTTTCTATCTAAACAAAAATGGCTATTTCACAAAGCACAGGTACGTTTAGCAGTGCTCCCAAGGGCATCAACAACAACCTGTACAGACCAACCGATCCAACGAAGTACACTTCGTTGTTTGACTTCATCAAGGATGTCAACGCCCCAGACGTTCGGTCCCAGCTCACTAAAACTTTCGGAGCTCAGGGTATTTCTGGATTCTTGGAAATGACAGGCGCTATCAAAAACAACGGTACCGCTGACAACGTGCAGTTCTTCGAGGAAGCTCGTTTGCACCAAGTGCAAACTGCTGTCGTTGATTCTACAACCGCAGTAGGTGCGAAAACAACCATCACTTTTGACGGTATGTTGGAGCACACCGATGGATCATTCGCTGACGCTACAAGCAAGCAAAAAATCGTTCGTAACGGAGATATCTTGTTGTTGAACGGTGTTGACAGAATTGTTGTCGTCAACGAGGACAGTGCTGGAAGCTCTGGCGGTGAGTTTACCGCAGTGCCCCTGAAAAACTCAGGACTGGTTGTGGCTATCACAGACGGTGATGAGGTCTCTATGCCAATCATCGGTAACATGTTTGCTCAGGGTTCTGATCAGCCTGATGAGTTCCTCGAGTCTAACGTGGTGAAGAGAACCAACCCTTACGCCATCGTTAAGGAGTCGTATGAGGTGTCTGGTTCACAGGCCACCAACATCGGCTACATCGATGTGGGCGGTGGTGACTACCGTTACTACATCAAGAGCGAGATGGACACCCGTCAGCGTTTCTTGGACAAGCGTGAGATGGTGATGCTCTTGGGCCAGGAGGCTGACAACACCAACGCTGATCTTCCTTCTATCGACGGTACTGAGGGTTACTTCTCAGCATTGGAAGACAGAGGTATCGTGAGCAGCACCTTGATTGGTCAAGCTGGTTTGTCAGATCTCGATCTCTTGATCAGAGAGCTCGACAAGAACGGTGCGCCTGCTGAATACGCTGTGTACTCTAACACCCAGCAAGACTTGTTGCTCGACGACATGATTGGTGGTGCAGGTTCAGGCGGTGGCGTGACTGCTGGTGTGGCTTCAAGCTATGGAGCGTTCAACAACGACAGAGATATGGCTTTGAACCTCGGTTTCAAGTCTTACTCTCGTGGTGGATACACTTTCCACAAGAACAGCTTCAAGCTCTTGAACGATCCAACCTTGCTCGGAAATACTGACGTGGCGAACAGATTGTGCGCTGGTGTCATGATTCCTTTGGCTAATGTGGTTGATCCACGCTCAGGTGAGAGAGCTCCCGCTTTGGAGTTGAACTACAAAGCTGCTGGAGGATACTCTCGTGAGATGGAGCACTGGGTGACTGGCGGTGGCGTCCTTGGTTTCACCAACGACACAAAAGACGTTGCTAAGTTCCACTACCGTTCTGAGTGTTGCCTCGTGACTAGAGCTGCTAACCAGCACGTTCTGATCCAAGGTTCCTAATCATTAACTGAAAGAACCTAGAAAACATGGAAAAGTTTTTGTACTTCATGCAGCAAACAGACGGTATCTTTAATGCGGACAATGATGCTTACTGCGTTCCAACCTCTAAGTTTAGAGGCTTCAAGGCAAATGGGACAACCACTGAACTTGAGATGCATTTTGAAAGCTTGTTGGGTATCGGTGCAGATATCGCAGCCGTTGACAAGGTGATTTTGACAATCACTGAGAATAAACACAAGGAGGTTATCGAGGCTATCTCTGATAAAATCACTTTTGGAACAGATCCATTTGTTGTTGTGTCTGATGGCTCTAACAGTGTGTTTGCACATTCTGATGTGACTGCATGCGTTATCACTGTTACTGCGGCAGCATAACAGGTAGTTTAACTTGGAAAGGGGGAGAGAATGGCTCTCCCCACTTTCTCTTTTTTACATTAACAGTTAGGTGGGGACAAGCCTCAGCTAAAAGAAATAACTACGATGTTTAAATATTTATACTTTGCAAACAGCTTAAGTGACGCTGCTTGTATGCCTACTGATTTGCTTAGAGCGATGAAGGCTGACTCCGATAGCGAGGGTATTACTTTTGAGTTCAAGGATGTCCAAGACGGAATTGGAACGGAGGTGGCAATGAAAATCACCACCAATACAAACAAAAACAAAGAGGTTATGGATGCTATAACTGATGCTATCAGAACCAGCAAAAGACCTTTTATTGTTATTGCGGATGAGATAAACAATGAGTTTATTCATCGAGACATTACGGCGGTCGAAACTACAGGCCTCAGCCTTACATAATAGAAATCATGGATCCAAACAAAAAATTCTTATACCTCAACGCTGATGGTGCTGCTGTTAGTGGGCCTACCGAAGTCAGCGCCACCACGGTTCCTGTATCGACCTCCGCTGGAATGGAGGTCACGAGTGCTAGTAATTTTAAAATGTACTTCAAGGAATCAGTGGAGACTGACACCCTTGATGTGGTTATGTCTCGCACCGCCGATTCTGATCCTAGGGAGATCATGGAGAGTATCGTAAATCAGATCAACTACTCCAAAGAGCCTACTATAGTTCTAGGAGATAACTCTACTGGAGAGTACGCTGACCATAGGTTAAGCAACGTCAGTCTAAATTTTGCTGAGCATACTAAAATTATTTTGAATTTGCCTATTGCTTCCAGGGCAATCACCCAAAGTGCTACAGATCCAGGTGCTGGTTTTAGCACCCTTGCATATACTGCGAACACTGGTCTTGTGGGTCAGATCAACGGTGAGATCACAACTAGCATCTTTATCGATCTTGAGGCACGAGGGATTAGCTCTGGCACCACCGCAAATGATGCTCTTGGTATCGCCACCAATTCTAATCCCGCCTTTTTTACAAGCGTAAGCTATGGTGTTAACGGCATCGTGTATGCAGGTGAGTTGATCTGTGTTGAGGCTCCCACTGGTGGCGACACTTCTATTGGCATCGCCGCAAACACTGCTGATGTTGCCCCTGATGCTAATGCTGTTACGGGCGGTGGCGGTCATACACTCGTCACTCCTGCAACGCAAACCAGGGGCCTTAGAACGGCTTTTACCATGCCAGCGGGAGGGATTCAACTTGATAAGCTGTATCTGATACAGGGAGGTAACACGGATGATGCATACACTGCTGGTAAGTTTATTATTAGATTGTTCGGAGCTCCTCAAAACCACTTGAACTCTGCTCCAGCATAATCCGATATATTTCTAATGAAAAGGCTCCTTCGGGGGCCTTTTTCTTTTGCCTTATATTTGTTACAGTTAAATACATTATTCAATATGACACAGGATCAACCAGCGGCTAAGCGTGGCCGTCCCGTAACACGCAAGAAGACAGAAGCTCCCCAGGCACCCACAGCAAAGAAGCCTGTAGCCAAGAAACGAACTGTCAAAAGAAATCTTCCTGATGAGAACAAGCTGCCCAAGCTGTATGAAACATTGGGTGGTCGTGGTGGCATCTTTTTGAAACTTAAAAGCGACGGCATCAATGTATATGACGAAGAGACAGGATCAGTAAGGCAGATTCGTTACTGCCCAGGAGAGCAGTCTATCTACGTCGATGAGCAATCAGAAAACGCTGTTAAAGAGCATGTTGTATTCAGAAACAAGATGCTGACAGTGAGATATGATCAACCGAATCTCATTGCCTTTTTGGAAAAACACCCTGAAAATGCCGACAACGGAGGCGGGGTCTTCCAACTGGTCAATAAAGAAATCGATGTTGAGAAGGAAGTAGAAAAGGAGTTCCTTATTACCGATGCCATCACGATGATTAAGGCTCGACCTATCGATGAACTTCTTCCTGTCGCTATGGCGTTGAACATCAATACAGATCAAAAAGATTTGCAGCTCAAAAGAGCTCTTGTGCAATACGCCAAGAAGAACCCAACGAAGTTCATGGGCATGTTTGACAACCCTATGGTGCATGCAAGAACGACAGTGATGCAGGCTATGGACTTCCAGATTGTAACGCAAAAAGGTGGCGCTATCGTATGGGCCGATACAGGAAAGATGATCTTGTCCGTACCTGTTGGTCAGGATGCCGTCGATACGCTGACACGTTTTGTGATGACAGACAAGGGCGCCTCGGTGCTGTCAGAGATTGACAGGCAGCTCCAAGCAATCGCCTAACGTTTTGGTGCGTCTCAAGTGAAAAGGGCCTTCGGGCCCTTTTTCTTATATTTGCTATATTGATATAACTACGATATGGCAAGCGTAAGAGAGGTATACAACGCACTTAACGATCTGGCAAATAAGGACGAACGTGGGTTTGTAACACCGACAGAGTTCAACTCTTTTGCGCCCATCGCTCAGATGAACATCTTCAACAAGCTGTTCGACGAGTTGACCGCAGCGGAGAATATGCGGCGTCGCAACATCGACCCTGCCCGAGACAAGTCTCGCATCAAGCAGATCAAAGAGGACTTGGGTGTCTTTGCCAAGACAGAATCCATCCCAAAGACCAACGGCGTCTTCGCCAGACCTGATGACTTCGCCCGTCTCATCAACATCAAGACAGGCGGAGATAGATTGTTGGGTGTAACCAACAGCGTCATGGCTGACGTAATCTACGACGAAGAGAAGCTGGACAGAGTTCTTTTGAGCACTCTGTCAGCTCCTAGTCGCTCACGGCCAGTGGTGTTGATGAGCGATAACTTCGAGGTGTTCCCTACCTCTATATCTAGCATTAGCGTGCGCTACTACAAGCAGCCCGAGGGCTTGAACCCCACGACCAATGCCCGCACCGTCTCTTTGCCTAAGTTCGGGTTTACATTGTCCAACGGTAAGGAGGCGTACAATGCCTCTACATCCGTGGACTTTGAACTTCCTGAGCACTACACCTCGGAGTTGGTCTTTGAGCTTGGCAAGCTGGTGGGTGTGAATCTGCGTGACGCTGACGTATACAACTACTCCAACGCTGAGTCCCAAAAGTGATAGATAGATGGCAAGAAACTTAGTTACAGTAGCAGAGGTCGTTAACGACTACATCCTCACCTTGGAAGGTGATGATTACGCCAACAATGCGTCGGACACGCTGATCCACAACTATGCCCTGCGAGGCATCAGAGAGATGGGGTTCGATGTGTTGCAACGTGTGCGCTCTGTCAAGCTGTCTGCGGGAGCCAATAACACGGTGGCGTTGCCTGACGATTTTGTAGACCTCATCAAGATCGGCATCGTAGGACAGGATGGCCTGGTTCACGTCTTTGGCGAAAACAAGAACATCAACTACTCACAGAAGTACAAGACCGACACAGCGGGCAATGTCATTGACAGCGACAGCGACGGAGTCAACGACAGGGAGGATGCCAAGACGGGGTTCTCTACAGGCGGTGTGTTTGGTGCTGACGACTTCATCGTGTTCTCAAACTACATCTACCAGAACAACATCGGTCAGATCTACGGTTTGGGTGGCGGATTCTACGAGGGTGAGTACAGACTCAACCTCGATCAGAACAGGATTGAGCTTGCCGTCAACAGCGGAGTGTCCGAGGTGGTGATTGAATACATCGCTGATGAAGCACGGTCTTCGAACCCTACCATCCACGTGCAGGCGGAGGAGGCATTGAGATGCTTTATCTACTACAAGATCATTGAGCGCAAAAGCAGCGTGCCCATGATGGAAAAGAATAGGGCACGTCAAGAGTATTACAACGAGAGACGTAAGGCCAACGCTCGACTCAAAGCGTTCAGCAAAGAGGAGGCGTTGAAGACCATCCGTAAGAACTTCAAGCAAGCACCCAAATACTGATGGCTATTGATAAGCTTATCCCTCAGTACCTCAACAAAGATGAAGACCCAAGGCTTCTGAAGGAGGTGGAGATGTCAAACGCCCTCAACATCAGAGTCTCTACAGACGATGATGGGAACCAGGGTGTGCTTAAAAATGTAAAGGGCAATACTGCGATTGCTTCGGCCAGCTCTTCAGACTCTATTCCTGGCGCTGGTACCAACAAGATCGTTGGGGCTGTGTCGTCAGAGGCGGGCAACTGCATCTATTTCTTCCTCTCGAATGGTAATGGCAATCACGGTATCTACCAATACCGTCATAACACAGATAAGTATCACAAGGTTCTAGAGGGTTCTTTCTTGGGGTTTCATCCTGAGATGTTCGTCAAGGCCGACGTGGTAATCAATCAGTTTGGTGACCACCTGCTGTATTTCACAGACAACAGAAATGAGCCCAGGAAGATCAACGCTACAAGAGCGTTGACCAATGGCTACCACTCTTTGCTTACCTCGGGCACCGATGTTCAAAAAGAACTCTTTGTGTCGGTGTGCAAGCAACCACCACAAACGCCCATCACATTTACGTTTGTAGACGATCCTGACATTAAGTTCAACAATCTGCAAAACAATTGCTTTCAGTTTGCCTATCAGTATGTCTATGACGACGGTGAGCTAAGCGCCCTGTCGCCATACTCCGAGCTGGCTGTCAGCACTACAAACAGAGCCTTCAATGTGCCAGCGCAAAACTTCTTGCGTGATAGAAACAACAAACTGATCTTAAAGATGGAGGGCAGCGATGGCCCTGTAGAAAAGATCAGAGTCTTTGTGCGTAGAAACAACGATCAGGCTTTCTATCGTATCGCTGAGATCCCGCACAGACCTAGCAGCCCTGCCGCAATCCCATTTGCGAACGACGGGGTGTACACTTTGTTGCCCGACCAAGAGGCTTTCAAGATGTTTGACGCTGTCCCTCGCAAGGCTTTTGCGCAGGCCGTCAGCAACAACAGGCTTTTCTACGGCAACTATCTAGAGGGATTTGACAACTTAGATAATGTACAGGTGGGGGCCACTCCTGTGTATCACCCTGAGCCAGACAACTTCAACCTGCCAGCATCAGACAGGGGCTTACAGACGTCCACTACACTGGACCAGAACACTTACCCTGTCCTGAAAAATTTTCCAGGAGATGGAGCCAGCGTTACAAACAATGAAAAGTTTCGTCACGCTCTTGGCCTAAGTCCAGATGGGGAAAACATTGTTGATGCGAATGACGAAAACCCCAGGCTGGTGTCTTTCAATAGCAATGCAGGACAAAGTGGCTTTTCTATTGATGTGTCTGAATTAAGTGATTTCACATCTCTCGAGGCTGGTGTTTTGAATATTGATCTCACCATTGATTACTCTACCCTTGGCATTGCGTCGTTTGGTGGCGAAAACATGGTTTTTGAACACACCATCACATTTTCTGATGGTGTTGCAGCCAATGGAGAAGCCATCACTCCTTTGACTTTGGCTGAACAACAAAATCTTGCTGGCCTTCCGCCGACCGAAATTAGGGGTGAATTGTTGAGGCCCTTGGGTTACAATTCTGGAGGGGAGTCACCACAGACAACTAGAAGGTCTTTTACATTTGAGCAACAATCGGGATCACAGCCACTGAGTTTTTCATCAAGCTCCAATGTAAATGGTATAGATGGCGGCTCAGATCTTACTGTTCAAGAGCAGTTTGCAGACAAGGTTATCAACGCCCTGAATGGACAAGAGACATCTGTTTTTGTCGCAACTCGAAGCAAAAAAACACGCTTTACTACAGGGTCGCTAACTGACCTTGCGCCCAACACGGCACTCACACAATTTTTGCTTGGACTTGATGGCGTTGTGAGGTTTAGAATTTTTGGCGGCGTATACAACGAAGCAACACAAACAGTAGACTTCAGATTGCGTGTTGAGGAAGTGGACTTGAATGTCACGGATGTCGATGCGCAGTTTGACGTGGCGTCTGGCCTTGGCGGTGTCTCTGGAAACGTGATTTACAATCAGCTCCAGTTAGATCCATCAAGCTTTGGTGGGCCATCATTTTTGAACGCTGCGGGCAAGAGCATTAAGGATTTCAGAGATGCGACGCATAGTGTAGTAAAGGCTATCAATCACGTTTTCAAAGGGTTCAATGTCAGCTCAAACATCGACTATGTGTCTGAGGGTCAATCGATATCTTTCAAGGCGGGTGCCACTCATGAATTTGGCATTGTTTATTTCGATCACAGAAATAGACATGGGGGCGTACAAAAAATTGATTCTGTTGATGTCGTTCATTTTGGTGATGTAGATAGAAATGGCAACGAGGGAAGGACAGAGGTTGACTTGAGGATTGAACACGACCCACCATATTGGGCTACCAAGTACGCTCCTGTGTATTCTAAGAACACGAGCTACGAAAAGATCTTGCAGATTTCTGTTTTGGAGGCAGGCTTGCCACGAACAGAAACATACGATGACCCTTTAAGTGATGGCGGAAATATTTCCCGACCAATCATCGATGCTTTGGGCACGACTTCTGGTAGTGACCCTGACGGTCTTATCTATCTCTCCATGCGTTCTTTAGAAGGCAAGACCAACTCGTACAATGAATCTAAGGGTGCCAACCTAGAATACGAATACCAAGAGGGTGATGTTCTGCGTGTGCTTAGATACAAGGACTCAGACGGCAATACCGTTCGACCTATGCATGAGTTCAAGATTAGCTCATACAAAAGGTACATCGACAACGAAGAGAACCCTATCAAATTGTTTGCGGATAGTGATCAAGCATCTGACACAACCTATCGCAGAACAGGGTTCTTCCTTGGCATACGAGATCAGGACATCCCTGGGTTCAATAAGGTCGATGTAGCTGCGGGGTCGGACTTTTTTACCAACGATTGCATCGTAGAAATCTTTCGACCCAAGCTACGGGTAGAGAATCAGGTTTTTCACGAGGTCGGCAAGACCTTCGACATCGTAGTTGCGGGAGGAAGACGCACTCATGGCGGAGACAGAAGCAACACCACGCAAGTGAGCTTAACCACTCTTGTTGCAAGTGCGACGTCGTTTACCTCTGCTACTCGTCTTTTTGTCGGAGACAGACTCACGCCAGCGGCGATCGTTCAGGATGCCACTGACGTTTTTGTCACAGGGATCCAACCGCAAAGCGACGGCACTTTCCTTTATACAATCGACGAAGCGTTCCCGTTCCCCGATGCGGCAATACCATCTTCGTTTACAAGCACTGTAGCAACTACGGTGGGGGCCTTGGACAGCGTCTTCCCAGGATGCATCACCTTGGATACTGGCGATGTGCATTTGAAGTTGCGTGAGATTTTGACCAATCCCACAAACAGCAGCACAGACCAGTCTGATGAAACAAAGCCAGGAGACCAGATCTACAAGAATTTTATTATTGAGGACGAGTCAGTCAGTGACTTCTTCGAATCTAAAGCGGTAGATATTGGGCGACCTCATATCGAAACGCCAGATCAGATAGAGCAAGTCAGGTCATCGTCAGTCACATACAGTGATCCGTTTGCTTTGGACTCGGCAGTGCTGGCATTGTCTTCATTCAATCCTTCACTGTTTCCTTTCAAGGATTACAACACGCAGCACGGTGATATCTGCTTCTTGCTGGACCGCAATGAAGCATTGATGGTCATGCAGGAAAACAAAATCTCAAAGACACCCGTATCACGGGTGTTGATTGAAAGTGCTGCGGGAGGACAGCTTGTGACATCGACAAATGTGCTGGGTACTCCAACCTACTACGCAGGCAATCTTGGCCCTGGGTTACAACCCGAAAGTGTTGTAGAAAACTTTGGGCGAGTATACTTCGTCGATGTCGCTCGGGCGGCTGTGGTGCAACTGTCTTCTGAAGGCATTGATTTGTTGAGCTCCAAGAGCATGATGTCTCACTTCCAGACTCTGTTTTCAGGCATCAAAGCCATCGATCAAAGGCCGTTTGTTCCCTGCGGCTATGACCCTGACAATGAGGAGCTTATCATTACGTCACCACAAGTAGACCGTATGGGCTTGTCGTTTCCTGTTGACGAGGGGCTTGTTCTCAGCTCCGCAAAAAAACCTGCTTCTGGCACCAGGATAAACACCGATGCACAGGGTCATGTGCTTTTTGAAAAGGGCGGTCGAGACACATGGGATCTTGGTGAGACGAAGTGGGAGGTGCTTGATTTGAACTGGGAGGTCTCGGGTCAGGGAGTTATCTATGTGGACAAGCTGGGTGATATTGGCAGTGTATACCTCGACAGCTCTCTTCGCAACTCGACAGACAATATCACGGTCAAGGCGGTTACATCCACTGGATCACATGTGGCTACAGGCTCTGTCTCAGCTCGTGACAGCTCATTGACCTTGCCGACAAGCTTTACACGTCAAAGCGACAAGGGTAGTGTTGGCATGACAAAGACAAGCCTCAGCTCCGCAATCAATGCTGAGACCTCGGCGTATTCAACGACGAAAGGTGTCTGGCTCACGTTCTATTCTTTCATCCCTGAGATGTATGCACGGTTGCATGACAAGTTCTTTTCTTTCAAAGACGGAGTCATCTACAAGCACAACTCCAACGCCACACGTAACAATTTCTACGGCAGTCAGGCTGATTCACAGGTTTCTGTGGCGTCCCGCAAAAATCCTAGCGACGTCAAGGTGTACAACGCCATGAGTCTTGAGGGCAACAAGGCTTGGAAAGCCGTGGTTTCCAACAGCACGCAGACCACGGGAGCCAGCTCTATGCAAGCCTCTGAGTTTGATGAGAGGGAGGGCATGTTCTACAGGGTCATTGCAAAAGACGCCACTGCCAGTAGCACCTCCAACTCGTCACACAAGGTGGTGCTTGGCCAGGTAGCAAGCGTCGATGGCAGGAAGATTACGTTTACTACAAAAGTGAGTAACTTGCCTTTCGGAATTGGAGACACTTTATTTAAGTTGGAATCGTCGTCAGAAACATCCCTCAGTGTAACTCTTGCCTCTGTTTCAGGACGCAAAGAAATTACAGCCAGCGACACAGTCACAGGGCTGACAGCAGGCGACACGGTGATGGCCGTATCTGATGACGACATCAATGGCGACAAGATCCGTGACTATTACGCTCAAGTTGACTTGACGAATACAGACACGGCTGCTGTTGAGCTCTATGCCGTAAACCTTTCATACTCCTCCTCACCACTACACAACGATAAATAAAGATGTCAGAATTTTCAGCAGGACAAGCACAGGCTCTAGGGTCGGCCATTGGCGGAGTAGGCCAGTTGGCAGGTGGTATTGTGGGCGCTTTTAGGCAAAAAGATCTTGAGCAACGCACTCAAAAAGAATTAGAGGCGGCACAACAAAATCTTGCCGACTTGCAAGCGGCGCAGCCTTCTTTGGCTACTCCCAGTGCCTTCTATCAACAAGTTCAGCAGGCTTACGATCAACGCCTTATGCAACAGAGGCTCGAGGACATCAACAGATCTCTGGCCACCACCACTCAGGCAGTTTCGCAGTTTGGGGCCCGTGGTCTTGGGGCCTTAGCCCAAGCCACTCAACAGGCTCAGACGGCGCAGCGACAGGAGGTATTGACACAACAGCGATTGCAAACGCAGGCTTTGAGAGACCTGGGCCTAGCCGAAGACAGAACCATTGCCAGGCAAGAGGCTCGGTCTACACGAAACATCGAGTTTGGCCTTGACGCTCAGCGGTTGGCCGAGGCCCGTGTAGCCCAGGCCGAGCAGCAGCGTATTCAAAACTTTGCCAATATCGCTGGTGGTATTGGAGGCATCGTCGGTGGTGTCATTGGTGTTGGGATGGGGAAAGGAGAAAAAGGCATGAAGGTTGCCAAGAGGGGATACAAGGTTGCGAAAACGCCTGGATCGTTTTCGCACAAGACCAACCCGTTGACGTTGGTCGATAAAGAGGGTGACTCTGTTGGCATCGAGCTGACGGGTGGTGAATACGTCTTCAATCCAGAACAATCTAGAAAGCTTTTGCGGTTGGCCAAGCAGGGTGACTCACCTTTGCATAAGTTCCTCTTGAAACTCCTTATGAAATTCGAAAAAGATGTCTAACGGTCCACAGTTCAAAACAGGATTCCTTGCACCTCTGCCAGACTACGGTGCGATCGGAAGGGAGGCGGCGAGTAGTTTCATAAATCCCATCCTCGGGGTGGTGCAGGAACGTGCGCAGAAACAGTTGGACAAAGAGAAGGTGCTTGGCATCGGGACGGCTGGAGTGACTACGGCCCCTGGGAATATCAACCCTTACTACAAGGACGGTGTTCAAAAGGCTCTTGATGTCTGGCAGCAGACAGAGCTTGACTTCAAACAAAACCCTTCTGACGCCAACGCACAAAGGGTGGCTGCGGCAAAGTCTCAATACAGCAGCATCGCTCAAGATGCTGTCTTTGGTAGTAAGTTTATTTTGGAGCAAAACCTTTCTATCAGAGGAGATCAAGATTTGGCTGAGGCTGGGTTGAGAGATTTCAATCTAAATCTCTTCAACCAAAAGTTTGGTCAAGCACCAACTTATCAAGTTGTAGGAGATAAGGTGAGAGTTGTGCAAGGAGATCAAAGTGTCGATTACTTTGATTCAGCGGTTACTGCTTCAAACCCCGACAATCTTCCTGTGGTTCAGGGTAGTGTCGAAGGCGCATACACTCAGTTGTCAACTAAGGTGTCGGATACAATTTTTGTGGACTCATATCAGGGCAGAAATACAGCGGGAATTAGCTCTGGAGTTCTTGTCGATCAAAACTCTTTTGCTAAAGACTTTGCTGACAAATACAACGGCTACGCCAAAAGAGAGGGCACCATGTGGAACGCTGTTGCTCTTGAGGCATACAAGACCAAAGACATCCCAAACAGGGGTGTTGTAGAGAAAGATCTGGATGCTGTTGATCAGATCTATTCTCCCTCGCTCAAGGATTTGAATGTAGAAGGTCGATCTATCACCAAGATTACAGGCTTTGATGCAGATGGCAATCCACAGTATGACGTGTCTGAGGATGAATTGAAAACGCTTGTTGGGACAGAGATGACTACCGCAGGAGATCGGTCATTTACTGTCACAGAGGACAACCTGATGAAGTTCCGTGAAGCACAGAGCTTGCACGCAAAGAACGCATACCTAAGGGCTAAGTCTAGATTCAGTGTCCCTGAAGAGACCACGACAGAAACAGCAAGAGAGCTTGGGGCAGCATTTATTCCGTTTGCTCCTAGAAACTATGGGGAAAACAACACTGTTCAAGCCGTTGAGATTGAAGAGGTTGGTCAGGTGCTTGACATCCCAACTTCGGCACGCTTGAATGCTGTGGATGTTGAAAACACTGCGGTGCAGGTAGAGAACGTGTACATGAACCCAGAGGGAGAAGTCGTTGGATACTCAATTGGTAGAAACAGAGACTTGCTAGATAAGCTACTTGCTCTGCCAGAGGATCAGCGTTCCGCAGTGCAACAAAACCTGATCGATTTGCTGCAATCAGGAGCTGAGACAATTACACGAGACAACAATGTGGAGTTGTTTACAGAGCTGCAAGGACAGCTCAGCAGGATGGCGGCAAAAAACAAACAGAATCCCAGCTACAGTGATCTGATTCGACTGGGTAGACTACAACTTGGGGCGGTCGGCACGGGCACCACCCCAGCCCCTACGCCTACACCTACAGCAGCACAGACAGCGTTGGGCGGCTTGAATCAGGGCGTTGGAGCTGAAGACCCTGAGGAGGGTCAAAACGGTCTCGCTGTTCCAGCGTCTGTTGGTACAGCCGCAGCAACACAAGAGCCTTTGGAGATTACACCTCAGGGTGAGGTTGTAGCAACTACAGAAGCCGAAGACCGTGATAAGGCTTTTTTAGAACAACAGCGGGCTGAGTTGCCCGAGTTGCTTGACATTGGCTATGCTGGTCAAAGCAAAAAAATCCGAGAAGAGGCCCAGGCTCAAGAGCGTCAAAGGCTTCAAACAAAAGAACAACAGTTGACTGTACAGAAGGCAGAGACGAAAGCCTTTTGGTCAGGTGTCAGAGAAAAGACAGATGGAGGCAAAAAGTTCTGGGGCACTAAGTTTGCAAACGAGGAAGAGCTGTTCTCTGGAGATGGGGTCAATACGATTACAAACCAGGAAACTTTGCGCCAAGCGATCGAGGAGTTTGGCAACCCACCAAAGGACAGCCTGTATTATAGCCTTGCAAAGAAGGACGACTTGTTGACGGGCTTGACAGATGAAACAATCAGAGAAATGTATATGACTCGGATTGCTAAAAATGAAGGATACACTCCCGAGTTACCCATCAATGTTCCGATTCTAGGACGAAACGAAGCTCAAAAAGCAAAAAGCAAAAGTGGTGTTACGATAGCTGGACTTGATATTGGGAGGAGTGCAGGCGATGCAGAAAGGAAGATTGAGATTATTGGTAAATACTTAAAAAATGAAGAGTCTATCGATGCTCTGAAAGCATTGAGTGGCCTGATTGGTCCAAAAGCAAAAAAGGCGTTGGAAGAATATACAGGGGAGGGGGGGCCATTGTCAGCAGAAGTTTTGAATCTTACGCAAGAAGACTTGAATAACATCACCGCTGACTACGGTGAAAAAAGTTACCAGGCTTTTGTCAGGAAAGTGGGCAACGAGCAAAAATTAAGAGACCTTCCAAGAGATGTTGTGGAATCTATGTTAGATGTGGAGTTCAATGTTCCTGGCAGTGTAAAAAAACCAGGAAAAGGGCGTCCACTGCCATTGTTGAAAGCTTTGCTCAAGCAAGAAGAAATTAGAAAGGCGGATGTCTTAGAATTAGCCGCTAAATACGATGACTATTACGACAAGGATACAGTGACTAACAGACAGATTTTAGGCAGAGCAGAGGCTGCCGCAGAAGCCCTTAGACGATACGCTGAAACTCTCTAAGAATGTCAAACGGATCATACAACGTAGATCGGATTGATCAGATCTACACTGTCCTTCAAGCGCAAGGATACCTCGGAACCAAGGAAGACTTGATTCGTCAGATGGGTCAAACGGATGATTTCAACAGAATCATGACCGTGATGAACAGTGCTGGCTTCAAGGGTGACGAAAGAGACCTGATCTATTTGTCAGGCATCAATCCAAAAAAAAAAGAGTCAGCTTTCTCTTCCGACTATGTTGCAGGCTTAGAATCGCTTACAGGCGATTCAAGCTTCGAGCCCGTGCAAGACATAGAGAGCGCCAGAAAGCAAGCTGAAGAAAATAGGTCTGGGTATCTGTCATCGCTTTTTGGTGAGGCGGTAGATCCTTATGAAAGGATGGCCACCATGTCCGCTGAAGAGACAGGGCGTGGTAGAGAGTTTTCTCCAGAAGACATACAAGAGCTGTATGAGACTGATACTCAGTCGGTTATTGAGGCATACAGCACTGAAGGATCCGCACCATCTGAGTACCAAGCGAACCAAAGAGAATACTTCATCTTCAAGGAAACGCAAAAGTGGTTGCAGGGTAGAGGGGTGTTGGGCAATGCGCTTAGCGAACAGGAAAGGGAGGGTTTTTCAAAAGAAATCTTTGACACGCTAAAAGACACACCTCTGTTTACAGGCACCTCAGTGACCACAAAGGATATCAACGATGTGATGCTGAGTGCTGGCTTGATCGTCGATCGTGCAGAGCTATCCTCATCAAAAGAGAACCTCAAGACGTCGATTATCAACAATGAGTTTGGTATCGGCAAGTACACCGAAGAGCAGGTTCAAGCCTTGCCTGAGGTTGAAGATGAGGAGGGTATGAGCATGCCCTTTTATGAGAGTCAGCTAGGCAACATCAACTCTTCTTATATCCCTCAGACGGACGAAGAGCTGGCTGCCATTCAGCCAAACATGCCTGAAAAAATTAACACGTTTGAGAAGGCATCAGACTACTACTTGCGAAGAAACATTGAGTTTTCAGAGGACAAGTACAAGAAAATTGCGGGGTATTGGAACGCACGCAATGAGGTCGTGCAGGCAGAGGACGGAAAGAAGGCCGCTATCTCAGAGCTTGAGGCTTTTGTGGATCGCTTCAACACAGCAGTAACAGAGGAGGAGCGCCAAGAAGTGCAAGCAGATTTGGCAAGCAGACGCACCGACATCATCAACACCTACAACGAGGCGAATGAGGTGTTGGGTTTGGAGCGTAGAGCGTACAATATTTCTGAGCTTATCGGGCAAGTAGCCTTGGATCAGGTTGCTATGGAAAGCGACATGGCTCTGCAAGCGTACAGAACGTCAGGAGAGTTTTTAGGCCGTCAGTTGGAGGAGGATCTTATCGCCCCCAACCTTTTCAAGACGGTCGGTATGGTTTTTTCAGGTGTCTTAAACTTTACTGATGCCATCCTAGACACGGCAGAAGGAGATGAAGATTTTTTTGACTCTGCATCATTTCAAGATATTTACGCAGGAATCTTAGGTGTAGAACCTGATCAAGCTCCTACCTTCGGGGAGCTCTCAGCGGGTATCTCACAGGCCAGCAATCTTAAAAAAGGACTGACCCTAGAGCAGATTCAAAGAGGTGTGTTTGGACAAAGCCTTGGGGACGAGTATGCACGAGGCGTCATGTTTACAAGCATGGTAGCCGAAGCACTCCCACAGATTGGCTTACAAATTGTAGGCTTGGCAACAGGGGCTACTGAAGCAACACTTATCAGCTTTGCACTGGGAAGCGCAGGGTCTACAATAGAAGATTTGAACCAAAATTCAAATCTTACTTCGGGTGAAAAGCTGGCCTTTGGCACGCTGGCTGGTGGCATAGAGTATCTGTCAGAAAAGCTTTTCATGAAGGCGGAATTAGGTTCTGCTGATGCCATCCGCAAAGCTGTAGGTCTCAAGCCACTGGCAGGGCGTGGCGGTAAGGCTCTTTTGTGGGGCACTGTCCCCGCCGAAAAGGGTGTCTTGTTGCAGGCAAAAAATGTCTTTGACAAAGTCACAACCAACAGAGCGTTCAGGTTCTTGGAGGAGGGTATTGAGGAGGGCTTGGTTTCTGTTGCCGATCAAGGGTTGCGCAACTACGCCGAGAGGCTGGCATTGGATCGTGAGATCGAGGATATCCAGAAAAAGATCGAGACACCAGGTATTGCATCAGAGGTCCAAGACCGTCTGGAAAAAAGCATCGCCGCAAAAGAAATACAGAAGGCACAGTTGTCCGTCTCGTGGGGTCAGGTAGCTGACTCTTTCGTGGTGGGCGTGGCAGCAGGAGGCATACAAACTGGCATTGTTCGAGCGCCATCGTATGTGGCAAGTAAGTTCCGCCTGAAAGATCAAATTCGTCTGCAAAACAGATACGAAGAGCTCAGTGAGCAGTTCAAAAATGCAACAACAAAACAAGAAAGAGATGACATTAAAAGAAAGATGCTTGCTGTTCAAGAAGAACAGCATAGAGTGGCTGCAAGAGACTTATCGTTCCTTGCAAACGTTTCCGACGAAGATGCGGAAGCTATTTTCGGTCACAATCAAGACATTACAGGGGCTCGTAAAGAAGCTCGCAAGCTTAGAGCCCTACTTGCACAAGCCAAAGCAGCTAATAACAAAGCTGCGGTCGCTACTTACGAGGCACAAATAAATCTGCTTCAGAACCAGATTAGAGAAAGCTTCAAGAAGAAGTTTGAAATCGAAAGCAAATATGCTCAGAACGAAAACTCTGTAGACCTTGCTTTGGAAGATCCTGAAGTGCAGGCTGTCATCAGAGAGGTGGGATCTACGGACCCCGATATCACTGAATACGGCAGGGTAGGTAGAGGAAACACGGTTGAGCTGACATCGAAAAATGCGGGCTCTGTCATCGACAGGATCATCGCATCAGGCAAAATCGTCACCACCGCCTTTTCAAACAGAGAAGACATCATTCGTGGACTGCAAAACATCAAGAACATTATTGCCACGGTCACTGAAGCTGGGACAGGTGGCAAGGTGTTTTTGCACGGCACCACGAAAGCGTATGAAAAAGCTACAGGGGAGCGTGTTGCTAGAGGTGTGCATGTGGTGTACAAGAGAAAGGAGGATGGCACAGTGCAAAGTGCTGAGGTGCATTTGTTCTTGCCTGCACTACAGGCCAACACGCCATATCACGAAGCCTTTCACCAGGCCACTTTGCAAAACGAAAATCAAGAAGATACCAAGGCAGGCACCAGACGTCTTGCCGCAACGTTGGCACGTCTGATTCCAAACATCGAGGTCTTCTCGAGATTTATTGCGGCATACCTGCCTGAAGAGCAACGATCCGTCCTTGCTTTGGCTGAGGCAGACCCTGCTATGCAGAGAAAGCTTTTGATGCAAGTCGTTTCGGAGAACGATACTGCGGCAGACGAGCTGTTGACAGAGATCAAGTCGTTGATTACATCAGGAACGTTGAGCATTGAGTTCAAGGCGGGCTTGATCTCAGGGCTCAAGGAGTTTGTGTCTCGCACCTTTGGCACTTCTTTCAAAGACCCAAAGCTCAAAGCCGTTGTTGACGCCATCGACGCCGCTACGCAAACGATGGCTAGGGGTGAGGCCGTGGCCGACACCGAAGCCATTATCGAAGCTGGCCTGAGACTGCAAGAGGGCCCAACAGCCATCGATGAAGAGGAGGATGATGCAACGCTGGACGATCGTGAAGTTCGTGCTCAAATTTTAGAGGCACAGGTAGATGAGGACGGCAACAGTGTGCAGCCGGGGTTGGACTCGCAAGAATCTGTCACTGAAGAGGGGCTTCCTGTTGATCCCGCCCAAGTCCAGGCCAAGAAGCAAGCCATCAATGTGGCAGGAACCTACATGGCCAACCAGCCGAGGGTAGATATTGGCAAGCTGTTGTCTGACTTCAAGGCTGAAAACAATCGCAACCCTGTCGTGTGGGTGTGGATGGCTGACCAGTTGAAGAGAGGCACATATAGCAACCCTGATACAGGCGTTGAGGCACAGGTTTTGGGGGGCATCGGATTTAGTACCGACCAGCAAAACCAAGACAATGATGTGGTCTGGGCTTCAGGCTTGTCTCCCAAGACGTTGAATGACAGGGTCGGTCGAGCTGACTACATCTTCCTGATGTCTGGCTCACCCAAGTCGGCACACAACTTCTCTAAGGGTACGTCCAAGGTGTTGATCCAGGAGATCGAAGCTGGGATGAAAAGAAACATCGGCAAAACCTTTGGTGGGGTCGAGATTGTAGAGGGGTCGTTTGATGAGTTTGTGCAAATCACAAACTCTCTTTTGAAAGACAAGACAGAAACAAAGAAGTGGATGGGCGTGCTGAAGGCCCTGAACAGCCGAGGCAAAGACGTGGTCGATCACCCATCACGCAAGACATTTGTGCAAAACATGCTCCACCAAGGGATGGGCGTCAAGCCATCCCTGGAGTTCCATAGATTCTTGCACGACGAGCTTGGCGTGCCGAAGCAAGACGTCTTCAACCAACTCCTTAGAGACGAATACCTTGCCCAGATTGATGCGCAAACGGGTGACATCGTAGGGGTGTTGGAGCCGACGGGTATCCAAGAGGACTCTGACGTTCACGACACCTATCAACACTCTATCCTGGGCAAGTTTGTAGGTACACCTACCTCTCTGTTCAATGTCGTGGACATCGTGCCGACAGAAATTGTACAGCAACTGGCCAAGGCGGGCGCAGATATCGCAGCTCTTTCCAAGCCAGCCCTGATCAAAACGATTGCTGGTGATGTAGGCGGGGTGTTTTCTGAGGGCCAGATTGATCTGATCCGCAACAGCATTGAGTCTTTGTCCGATGCAGACACCACGGTTGAGTCTGTCACGAAGCGCCAGGGAATTGTGAGCACCGTCGCAGATATCATGACGGAGCCAGGGTTCACCCTGAAGCAGGTGGGCCGAGGTAAAAAGAAAAAGCTCGTTCTAGAAAAGAGCGATCAAATCCGACTGTTCAAGCCCAAGAAGGAGGAAGTCTTGAAGGTGCTAGAGGATTCTGGCATGAGCAAAAAGGATGCTGAGGAAACCTACAAGAAGGCAGTGCAGTTTGCTCGGGGCCGCAGAGTCGGACGCACGGAGCAGGGTAAGGTTGTCTCTAAGATTAGAAGAGAAAAGAACAAGCTTTCTAACGAGGCAAAGAAGCTGAGAGAAGAGCTGGACGCTTTGAAAAACAAAGTGTCTACGGTGCAGCAGTTCATCCGTGAGGCCCGCAAGCTGATCAAAGATCGGATGGCCAAGGACAAGGGCGCATCCAAAGTCTTCACTGTAAAGCAACTGACAGAGTTCTTCAAGGTCATGTCTCAGTTGTCTCGTTCGTCGGCTAAGAAGCTGAAGGGCAACGAGTTAGAGTACATCGATGCTCACTTAGACAAGCTCGCTGCCATCTTTGATGAGCAAGATGCTAAGGGTGCTATGGAGAGGCACCTTAAAAACTTGCAGCTCATTCGTAGGTTGCAAAGCACGTTGAAGCGTAAGTCGAAGCAACGAGACTTCACGACATACGCTGATCTTGCAGCAGCCTTGTCTCGCATCAAGGCGTCCTTGATTCCTCTCCACGAGCTTGAGGCGTTCATGGATTTGCTCAACACGGTCAACAACAACATGCGCCGTGGACGGTTTGCCAAGGATGAGGAGGGCAATCTTGTGTTCAACGCCACTCAGTTGAATGAGGTAAAAGGATTACAAGCGCAGCTCGATGCATTCAAAGCAATCGAGCAAGCACAGCAGCAGGCGGAGCTTCGGGCTAGGGCTGAGAGAGCCGTAGAGCGTAAGCTTTTGAGGGGTGAAGAAACCACGTTTGAAGCAGAGTACGAAGCTATCTTGAAGAAGTTCTTCGAGAGCAGGCTTAGTGCCACGCAGAAAAGGGTCAACAAGATGGCAGAGAAGCTGGGCCTTGATCCAGCTCAAGTGGACGATCTGGAGACTATCTACTTGGAGCTTGCCAAAGAGGAGAAGGCGCTGGTTGATCTAAAGAAATCTTTGATCATTGATGAAGGCATTATGCCTCTGTTGCTTTTCAATGCCGAGGCTATCCTTGCTGACCCAGGGTTCCGCTTGATCCTGGGCTTGCCTCAAAACGCCAACATCGAAGATGATGAGGTGTTTAACAAAATTCGTAAAAGATTAGACAAACTTGAGAAGCACCACCTCTTGGCGATCGAGTTTAAGCTCAACGACTACCTCGTCAATGGCAGAACATTTGGACTCGGATACTTGGCGGCACTCACCAAGGGGCGCATCAACTATGCCGACAAAATCACGGAACTGACAGACAGAGGTATTTCGTCAAAGCGAACAGCCGTTCTTGGTGTGTTGGATAACTTGTCTAGTCTGCTCAGGAATCTTTTCCGTGTGAGCAACAGAGACATTGCTCGAATCAAGGTCGCCATCGGATTGCAAGACGTAATCATGGCCATCAATGCTTTTGAACAAAGGCACTTGGAAACTGCCAGAGGATTGCAAGACAAGATTGACGAGATCAACAAGAAGTTTTCTCTGAAGGGCAAAACAGATATTACATCGAAGCTGAGTCAAGCACTGTCGCAGATATACAGCATGTCTCGTCAGATGCCAAAAGAGTTTGTTGAAGAGGCTCGTGCTGCTTCTCGGACGCAAGAGGAGTTTGAGCAGCGTCTTGCAGAAAAGAAAGCGGCATGGTATAAAGCCTTGCGTGATTCTATGCAGGCTACGATCGAGGACATAGAGCAAAATGAAAGTGCTGTTCAGGAAACGATCGACCAGTTCAAAGAAGCTTTTGACTTCTTGTTTACAGGAGAAGCAACGCTAGAGGCGTTGCAAAACCGTGTGCAGACAGGGCGCCCTGAGGTTGTAGAGATGGTGGACTTCATGGTCGATCTGCACGAACGAGCGAGGCCCGACTTGGAAATCTTTGCAGAAAGATTTCTTGGTAAAGAGCTTAGCGTCCTTGACAACTACACGCCATTCCAGATTAGGAAAACCTCTAAAGATGAGGATGTAGAATCTGTTATGGCCTTGCGCAATGCACTGGTTAGCAGGATGCAAGCCTCATCAAGAGGCGGAGTACAGAAAACTCCAGGCGCAACTTTCGAAAGAGAGCAAAGAGCCGTCGGTGGTGATGCCATCTTGGGATTAAATTTCATCGACATCAATCACAACACCCTGAGAGAGAATGCATTGATCACTACAGCTTTGGGGGACATCCTTGCGATGGAGTATGCGTTTGGCACTGAAGCGTTTGGCAACTTGGTAAAAGACGAAGCTGCTGGTCAGCTTAAGCAGTACGTCAGGGATTTCTTGCAAGTTGAAACGCAAAGCGAACCGTTCATCTTCAGCAGTCGTGTGCGGGTTGGCGATAAGACATTGTTGAACCCCATCGAATCCTTGCGTGCTGCGGCGGTTGTTGGTGCGTTCGGATCGATTTTTGTTCAGGTTGTCAAACAGGGCACCGTCGGCTTGGCGACATTCATGAATATGCGGAGCATCAGCTCCATGATGTATTTCATTCAGGAGTCAACGAGCATCCTTGCATTGACGTTCGTTGGAACAGACATTGAGGGCAAGCGTAGGGTCTTGAGCGATCCTACTGTCAAGCTTCCTGGAGACAAGTTCGAGTTGCTCAAAAGAAGTGCGGCATTTTTGAGAGACTACCGTGCGGGAAACATCGACCCGTTTCAGGGTAACACAAACTTTGACAGGTCTAGATTCCGACGCTTGAGAGACATGTTCACAAACAAGTCTTTGTGGGCTTTGACTACAACGGATAAGGCAGTTGCTGTTGCTTCTTTCTTTGCTTACTATGCAGACTTCTTGATTGAACAGGGCATTGTGACGAGCGCATCTGATATCGATTGGACAAGCGAAGCTGCTAATGCAAATCCGGAAGCCTTGGCGTATGCCGACAACATGCTTGAGAAAGATCAGAACACCTCAAGTGCTCGAATGGCAGCGGCGATTTACAAAAAAGCTGGTGGTGCTGGTCGAAGCTTGATGCAAGCGTTCTTCCCGTTCCAAAGTTTTGCCATCAACACGAAAAGATCGCTCACAGCAGACGTGGGGAGACTCCTGATGGGAGAGGATCTGCAAGCACGAAAGGATGGAGCCAAAGGTTTTGCTGCAACGATGTCGTCCTTGTTTGCCTTTCACCTGGCATCTCAAATGACCCGGGCACTCTTTAACGAGATTGTCAAACAAGTGATGGGTGATGATGATGACGAAGAAAAGGAGTTTGATCCTGCACAGGCCATCAAGGAGGCTGGTGTGGGTGCTGTGGTTGACGCTCTTCCCGTTCCATCTATCGGTATGGTAGACGACAACGTTCGAGATGCTTTCAACTATTACGTTTTCTTCAACGAAGCGGACTATGACATTCCTGGCCTTGAAAAAGAAGACAAGTTTGCTTTGTTCAAAAAGTACGGTGGTGCTGTCCCAACGTATGGAGATAGCTATGCGGACATGGCGCAAAATGAAAAAGAGCCAGGGGCTAGAGCCTTGTATAGTTTGCTTGGGTTGACTGGCCCGGCGGGACAGAAGTTCAGAGATATTACCACTGCTATTGATCGACTAAACAGAGATGGCAAGTCGTATACGACTAGTTCTGGAAGTGAAAGATTTGTGCGGCCTGAAGATCAAGAGCACATGCAGATCAGCACGGTCTTGAGGGCAACACTACACGGCGCCAACCTTGTGGGCTTGGGTGTCAAAGAGTTGGAATACTTTGCCAAGGCTATGGACGACATGCCTATGAACAGATCTCTGACGAGCGAGGAGGAAGCTGCGGCATACGAGTTTGTGACACAAGCTTTCAGTGAAGACCCAGAGCTTCAAGCTTACCTTGAAGCTGGTGAAGAGATCGGTATTGACAAACTCATGCGCATCTTGAAGATGCAAGCAGAGAGCGACTTGACCACCTTAGATAAAAACATCAGCGCATCAAAATTCAAGTCTGCTTTGAAGCCCGCTGTTGCTGAAAAGCTGCTGCAAAACATAATGCCTGAGCAGTACAGCAAGCATGCGAACGAAATGCGTAGATTGTCCAAAGAAAGCTCTAAGAAAATCGCTTCTGTTCTCAAGGCAAAAGAGAGGGAGATGACTGAGGAAGAGTACAATGCATACTTTAATTTTGCTTTCTTCTACTTAGGTATAAAATCTGAGGCAGGTCTTGAATCTATTCTAACAGAAAAAGCATTTGCTACACCATGAGAAACATTGACAGAATTGTATTGCACTGCTCGGCTACACCCGAGGGCAAAGACTACAGCGTGGAAACAATCCGTGATTGGCACGTCAACGGAAACGGCTGGGCTGACATCGGATACCACTACGTCATCAGGCTTGACGGTAGTGTGGAGCTGGGACGACCCATCGACAAGGCAGGTGCTCACGTCAAGGGGCACAACAAAACGACGGTTGGTGTATGCTACATCGGAGGATGTGATGAGGGCATGCTTCCGAAAGATACAATGACTGAGGATCAGGCTTGCGCTTTTGAAGAAATCGTCAACGGTGTGAGATGTCTTTTTGGAAAAGACATCACCATCCACGGTCACAACGAATACTCCAACAAAGCTTGCCCAAGCTTCGTCGTTCAAGAAAAGTTTTCACACCTCGACTCATGAGATTTCTACCTCTCCTTTTGTTCCCGCTGTTTGCAACAGCGCAGACAGGCTGGGTTTCTATCTCCATACAAGGAGACGCATACGGTGGAGAGACAACGTGGCTGGTAAGAGACTCTAGCGATGCTATCGTTGCTGGGTCGGCTCCATTGCAGGGAGAGTATCCCTATGTTGAAGCCTTTCTTCCCCTGCCTGTAGGTAATTATACCTTTACTATCTACGACTCTTTCGGCGACGGCATCTGCTGTGGTTTTGGTGAGGGCTGGTTTTCTGTCAACACCTGCGTCCTAGACACTACAGTATACGACTTCAGCACCTCAGAACAAACGATTCCCTTTGAGGTATTGTCGTGCCCTCCTCCAATCTTTGGATGTATGCAGGCGGGTGCTATCAACTACCACCCTTGGGCCAACGCCCCGGCCCCATGCGACTTTCCCCCCGCACAATGTGAAGAAGGATACAGCAATGTTCTTGTCACAGTAACGCCTGACACTTACGCATCAGAAATCAGTTGGGACTTAATGACATTCCCAGATGGTGAGATAGTTGCAGAGGGGTCAGGCTATTCTATTGTAGGGGCCCCTGTTGTAGAAGCTGTATGCCTGCCCATCGGATCAGAGTTCAAGGTCAACGTATACGACGCCTTTGGCGACGGCATGTGCGGTAGCTGCTACGGTGGCGTCGATGGCAACCTGTTCGTGTCTAACCTGTGCGGAGATGAGCTGTACTACGTTGGTGACACCACTCAATACGAGAGCATTGGTAGCGATATCATCGTTGTAGACCCGTGCTTTCCTCCGATCCCTCAGGGGTGTACCGACTCATGGTTTACAGAGTATGACCCCAGTGCCGTGATCGACGATGGCAGTTGCCAGACAGAGGTGATCCTGGGCTGTACAGATCCAGGTGCCATTAACTTCAACGAAGATGCTAACACGCTAGAGACAGAAGACAACTGTGAGTTCACTCTGACACTTACAGACGGCGCAGGTGACGGTTGGTTCGGTAGCTGGATCGGAGTGCAGCAGGGTGACGAGATCTGGGGGCCGATCACCATGCACCCCAACGACGGGTTTGAGAAAGAGATTCAGATTCCGCTTTACTCTGGCGAGGGTGTGAACGTCATGTTCTTCACGCAGGGCAACGCCGAAACAACAGCCTCTCAGTGTGGATTTTACTTCGACGGACCAAACGGTGTGTTCATGGAAGGGGGTACCAACCCGTGGTCTGACGCCATCAAGAAGTTCCCATTCAAGTACAGCGGCATCCCAGTATGCGGAGACTTCTGTGTGCCTGGTATCGAGGGATGTACTCTTAGCTTCGCCTGCAACTACAACCCAGAGGCAAACGTAGACGGGGACTGCACGTTCCCTATCGAATACTACGGGTGCGACAACGAGTGCATCAACGACACGGATGGAGACGGAGTGTGTGATGAGCTAGAGGTGGTCGGATGTCAAGACCCAACAGCCTACAACTACAACGAGGCGGCTACCGATCCAGCAGAGTGCGAGGAGGTTGTGTTTGGATGCACTGACCCTACCATGTTCAACTATAATGAGCTGGCCAACACAGAGAACAATAGCTGCATCCCGTTCATCTACGGATGCACGATCCCCGAGGCGTTGAACTACGACCCAATGGCCAACACCAACAACGGGAGCTGTGAGTTGCCTATGCCTGGCTGCATGGACCCTGACGCAGCTAACTACAACGTGTACGCCAACGTACCCGCCAACGAGGAGTGCCTATATGATGCTGGATGTATCACTGGCCCAGGGGAACCATACTGGGCCAATGATTACTGCTACTCATGGGTGATCGAGGTTGACCCCTACTGCTGTGAGGTTGGATGGGATGCCGTGTGCATTGAGATGTACGAGTACTGCAGCCAAGGCGTGACCAGTGTAGAGGACGTGGCGATGGGTTTGATCCACCTGTACCCGAACCCGACATCTGGAGTAATCAACTTCCAGGGACCAGTCGGAGCATTTGCAGACGTTTACAGCCACTCTGGACAGCTTGTGGTATCTTGTACTGGCGACAGAGAGATCGACCTCAGATCGCTTCCTAATGGGCTGTATGAGGTTGTCATCAACTACAAGGGAAGAATCGTGGTAGAAAGAATCGTCAAGCAATGAGATACATCGCAACCATATTGACCCTGCTGATCAGCCTTGATGCGTCAGGCCAGGGAATCAAGAAGGCACTCAAGTTTGCTACGTTCTACACCGCCTTCAGCGGAGGCAACTCCTTGTCAGATAGAGAGGTGTTCTCTGTAGCCAATGGATTGCAGACTGATGTGATCGAGACTCCGTTCGACTACTCTCTTACTGCTGGCGTCCGCAAGATCGCACGCTTCGGATACGAGAACAGAGCCAACACATTCTACAACGGGACAGAGAAGTCATACGGTGACGCCGCCACCATCGGAAAGGTGAGCGGCTTTGAGTTCCTATTCGAGGGAGACTACAGGAGGCAGCAGGGCGTCAACTATCTAGATCAGGACTACTTCCTGAGATACGTGGCGGACAGGTGGATCACTAAGGTAGAGTTCCTGCAAGATGGATTCGCAGACGTCAGGTACTTCGAGGCATCACAAAGGGTAAGGGCCAAGATTGGCAAGCTGTCCCTCAATGCAGGCATCATGCAACGGTTGTCAGAGCCATACGGATACGACCCACTGAACGAGTGGTTGCTTGACAACAACCAGCTTCACTTCACTTCGCTCGCTCTGCAAGAGGGGTACAGCATTGACGTAAACACAGGGGAGTTCTTCAGCCCCGACGGGACACTCGTAGCCAGCAGCTACGAAGTGTGGGAGGAGGTGGTAATCCCTCAGGCTCTCGAAGATTACGTAGACAAGAAGCGTGGTGAACTGGACAACCAATGGGTTCATTCTGTGGTAGTTGGGTTTGACTACTACCACTTCACCAAGAACTTCTGGCTACACAGCTGGGGTAACCTGATCCCCTATCACCTAGACACGGACGGAGAGTACTCCTATCATAGGTTTGTTAACAGTGGTCAGTGGCTTGATTACTCTGGCGGCCTTATCTTTGGTAAAAGATTTAACAAAAGCTTTGGAGTGTTCGCAGAGGGTAAGTACCACAAGTACTGGGATAGATCGTGGCATGACTTCTCCCTGGGAATCAACTATGTAATTATTTGATATGGCTCAGCAGATTGGGGAGGACACTAAGATTACGCTAGACCTAAAGACAATAGGCATGCTGGCGGCGGGGATTGGCACAATCGTAGCCATGTGGTTCGCCCTGCAGGCAGACATCGCAGAGGCAAAGGAGTTGCCCATACCGCCCGACCCAGACATTACGCGCATGGAGTTCGACATGAAGGACCAGCTTGTCCGTCAAACAATCATGAGTACACAAGAAGATATCACCGAGATGAAGGAGGATATCAAACGTATTGAAGAAAAGATAGACCAACTAAGATGATCAATGAAAGCAACACTAACCCTGTTTGCGCTCTCTGCATTCTTCTGGGCGGCCACCTCTGTGGACGTTGCGGAGGATAAAGGAGTATGCGGATCGGGTGTATGCGTCGTCGAGTTTAACGCTTCGTTTAACTCAGGCAACAGCGTGCCCTGGATCGAAAGCCTGAACGACTGCGAGACATCTCGTGTTGACATCGCATCTAACCCATCGATGCAGACTGAGCACAAGATTGTCGTCGTCCCTACTGTCGTAGTCTTCAACGAAGGGGAAGAAGTCAAGCGCTTCCAAGCCAACATCATGATGACACTAGAGGCCAGCCAAGATGATGTGCAGGAGGCAGTAGACGAGGTGCTGATGAGCGACTTTTAATCGCTCTGTTTTTTTACGAGGTCGTAGGTTCGGCAGTCGATCTCTCGGATAGGATCAATGAAGTTCTTCTCGCAGTACTCGTTGATCCTTTTCTTTTCTTCAGGCGTGTTGTTGACACAAGTGTGCTGAGCTTGGTAGCTTGCATTCTGCTGTAAGAGCTTGTCGATTTTCATCTTGATCTTCTTGTGCCTGTTAGTTTTCATGGACCGATAAAGATAGTCAATACTTTTTATCGTATTCCCACACTCTGTACGACAGCAAAGACTTGATATCGTGCAGTTTAAGTATTGTTATTACATCTTGCCTGTCCTTGCGAGTATACTTTTTTAAGTATGCATCCCTCTTGTTGGACACCGCCTCATCTCTTACGTGCTTCTCACAAAAAAAGGCGAGCTCCTCGCGATCAACGATCGAGAACCCGCCTTCTTCTGGTATGTCAAAAGCTATGATGGTAGCGCCCCCATACAGCCAACCTGCATCACCTCTTACATTCTTGAACTCTACCCAGATCTCATCAGGTAGATTGTTGCCTTTGACATCCACGCCCCACCGCTTCCCGTTGGGGCTCACCGCCAGCCAGTAGTCGATGTGTTCGTGTCTGTCCTCTGTATGCGTTGACTTGGTGACAAGGAGTCCCTTCGATCTAGCCGCCCTAACAAATCTAACCTCGGCCATCCGACCCGTAGATGAGCTATAAGCTCTGCGCTTATTGCTCAGATTCGTACTCATCGATGACGGACTTAATCAAGTCTAGCTCCTGATAGACGGAGGCTTTGATCCCCTCCATGGCATGCTCTACATCGTCGGCAGAGATAAGCGGTTTACCCTCCTCGTCATGCAGAGATTCATACAGGTCGTCAATGACCTGGTGAATCCTATCGCAAGCTATATAGAAGTACTCGCTTAGTTTAGATGTCTCCATCTTTGATTGATTGTAAGATGTGCTGGACCGCATCGTCCACTTGA